ATCCTATATCCTAATCCTATATCCTAATCCTATATCCTAATCCTATATCCTAATCCATAGCCCACTGAGCCCAAACACTAAAAAGTTCTCCCCAGTATATTATATAAGTACAAAGGAGAACTGATCAGGCTTAGGCTATTGGCCTCGTTTTGGGGATATGGCTCTACTCTCTATTAGGTAGTGTGTCATCCTCTATAACATCAACCTGTCTTCTGGCTAGGGATTTGAGATGTCTTTGGGCCTTTTTGTCCTTAGCCTTTAGAGGCTGTATGGTATCACCATATTGGTATTTCTTTTTCTTCTTTGGTGATATGGATATAGGGCCCTTATTCCCTGATACTGGATTAGGATTTAAGGCTGTTTGAGGCTTAGGATCAAGGTCCTTGAGACCCACAAGACTATTCTGGCCCTTACTATTATGGGCCCTCAGAGACACCTTTCCCATCCCCAAAAATTGAGGCCCGGTCGGGGATCCCTTTCCTTGATTTGTGGCTGATGAATCCTCAGAATCAGAACCTGAAAGGTTCGATACACGCCTATCCGAATCAGGATTAGGATTTCCTACAGATCCTTGAATGTCTGATACAGCATCAGTATAACCATTATCGGATTCTGAAACACCATCCAAATAAGGAATCCCACTACCTAAACCCAAATCCATATCTATACTATTACTCTCTTTAGAATTACTCTTAAATAATATACTTTCAGATTGATGAATTTCTTTGTTTTTTGTGGCTGTTTCTGAGGATTGGGATTCTAGGATGTCAGGGTCTGGGATGAAGTCTGTATCCTCTTCCTTGATACCTTTAGATTTTCTCTCTTCTGCTTTTTGTAGTGTCAGGATTTTATCCTGTATCCTTTGTCTTAAGGTTTTGTCTTCTGTTTCTTGTAGTTGTTTTTGTAATTCTGGGATTGTGTCCTCTATCCAGTCTACGTCTTGGATTTGTTGTATCCTTTTCTCTGATCTTTTGGATATGGAGTTGTCGATGTGATCGTATTTATGTAGTATATCTAAGGAGATATGTTCTTTCTCTTCTAGGAGTTTGAGCTGGGGTTGGTCTAGGATTCTAGCCTGTTTTATGTTATCTGTTTGTATTTCTTTGGGTTGGGATGTTTGAACTATTTTGTAGGCTTCCTCTACAGTCAAGGATTGGGATTGGTTGTTTTGCGTGAGGTTGTTGTTGATGTTGATGGTAGATCCTGAGGCATAGAAGGTCCTGAATATCTCTGCTACTTGTTTATTAGATTGTAGAAGAGTGGATAAGACTCTGGATATTTCTCCTGATATGAATGGTGAGTATTTATCTCCTTGTGATTTGAGGAGGATTTCTAGTTGGTGTTGGATTGTACCTCTATCCTGAATAGCCCAAAGTGTAGACATGTTGGCTAAGGCTGCGGCAGTATCTTGTAACCTTTGAGGGTCTTTGAAGGCTTCTAATGTATGAGAGGTTTCGAGCATACATGATTGTATTGTTTCTACTTTGGTATTTAAAAGATGAGCCAGTTGAGGGATGGATAATGTCCTATCATTTAGCCTGAATCCTGACATTGTGTAGATATTGACAATGTGGGAAATCAGTTTCTCTTTCCTGGTTTTTCTTAACTTCTTGCTCTTTGCTTTATTCATTTGCTGAGCTAGGATCGTGACCCCTGTGGGTCTGGGCATTCTTTCAATTTGTGTCATATTATCATGGTTTTAGTAATCACTTATATGATATCTGGAAATCTGGGTCTTAGACCTACTTATGAGTAGTTTATGATAAATCTTTACAAATTCTTTTTAGTTAACTAGATACACAAAAAGAAAGAGCCAAATCATTAAATTTGACCCTTTCCAGCTAATTCAAATTATGGAGTTTACTTAAAATGTTGCATCGATGTCAATGTATATGATGTTCCCGGGATTAAACCGGTATTCCTCTTCTTCCTCTGTTTCTATTACCAGTTCCTCAGTTTCTTGGTCCATGTATATGGAATCAACGTAATCTATGGTTTGTTCTTTACTGATCTCCATTATGGTTACTATTACTGATTCTTCCATATTTGAGAAAGCCCATTCTATTATCTCTAGAATCTTCACCTTTTGTTCTAGGGTTTTTTCTCTTAAACTTAGTGTTAACTGATCCATGATTAATCGTTATTAACTGTGAATTGTATCTTGGTTATTCCTTCTAACATAATCACCAACCCTTCATCTGATAAAACCTTGTCCTCAATTTCAGTGATTATTGTTCCTTTCCTGAAGAATATTGCAGGACCTACTCCAGCCACACATATTATGTGTATCATATACCCAAATTCTGGGTTTTTAACTTCCACATCCATTATACCATTGGTTGTGGTTTTAATGCTTACTGTGATTTCAACTATCTCTTTGAAAGTAATATCCTCAAAATTATTTTCGAGGTATAGGTTTAATAGCCTATACTTATTTATGGGATCCATACCCTCTTTAAAGGTAATCTCTTTTATTTTCATAGGGCATATTCTGATTCTATGGTTAGTGTTATCTGATCTATGTTCTCATATTCAAAGATCTTTTTTCTACCTGTATCCCAACCGAATGTGGTAAACTTGTCAGGTGTTATATCCTGTATAGTCGGATCAACCAGGTTAACTCCCTTTGTACATCCATTGATTTCCTTGAGTTGAACTCTCATTTTAATCTCAACTCTTTCGTTATCTTCTACTGTCCTAAGGTATAATGCTAGCAACTTTATGAGTTGTTGCTAGCATTATTACTTAAGTCTTTAAAGTCTAAAACTAGACTCTCATTCATGGTCTTCCTTATTGAATTCATCCCAAGCTTCCAAGACATTCTTGCAGGTAAGAACCTTATCATGGTTTTTTCCTATTACCTTTGATCTCATCCATTGAATCATTTCTTGAAAATCATTCTCATCTTCAACGTACTCGTTGTTAAGTACTGTAAGATATTCCTCCCTCATCCCTTTTTCCCATTTCTCGATGAGTGCATCCTTTTCCGGGCAATTTGGAATCTGATACAATAACATTTGGATTTGTTCGGATAAATCCGGTATATAGTCATAGTAAGAATTATCTCCACCACCAAAGTTCTCTAACATTACCCCTATATATTTATCAGCTTCTTCTAATAGGGTAGCCAGCATCTCATCTCCCTGAAACTCTGGATTCTCAAATACTCTCACGTAAATTTGGGTTGAATTAGATATCTCAACCCCTTTCAAGGATTTCAGGTATTTCTCAAACTCATTATCCTTTTTCTCATTCTCTTTGGATAATTCCCATTTATTAAAGGCTTTTACCCATTGTTTCCCAATAAACTGATCCGGAGTGTATTCTCCAACTTTTGTTAAAATATAAAATTTCTTTTCCATGACTTATTGTGCTAAGGGTTGTAATTTCTTGTATAATTCTCTCCACTGTGCCACCATATCTGAATATTGTGGACATTGTTGAACTAAACCATTGAGGTCTTCTAAGTTGTCTTCAAGGAAATTCATAACTTCATCATGAATACTTTCCCTATACTCGTTTATTATGTCCTCGATTTCTCCGAAAAGTTCTCTCATACAGGGGTAATCATAACCTAAATCTAGGCCTAACTTATTAAATTCCTTGTATAACCCCATTAACTGTGAGCCATTTAGCTCGATTGATCTGTTGAAATTCTCCATAAATCTTTATATTTTAATTATTTAATATATGCAAATATATAAAACCTGTTTTACTTTTGCAAATCCTAAATAACCTATTTTACTCATCCTGTTGAGTATAATCTATTACCCGAACGTAAATGTGTCTGTTAGGATTCTTCATTTGGTGAACCTTCTTTTCTTCTTTCCCATCAATGATGAATGGGAATTGTACCGGAGACAGAATCATCTTGAAGGTGTACATATTAACTCCATAATCATTTCCAGGAATTTCAATAGTTCTTTTAATTACCTGGAAATAAACAAATGGGTAGTTCTTTTCAAATTGATGAATCTTAATGACAAACTCTTGCATTGCAATTTTGGTATGAACCATCTGAATAAAACTATTTTCAGATATTCTAAAGTTCTCAGATACCTTAAGTGCAGCAGATTGGGCTATCATAACTATAGTGGGTTGATTCTTACCATGTCTCCCCTCTATTTCAGATTTAAACAAATAATCTATTTCCTCTGCCTTCAAGGCGATTAACAACTGTTCGATGAATTGCTTAAACGTGCAATCATAATTTAACTGATCTAACTTAACTTCCATAACTTAAATGTCTAACATGATTAATACTGTAATTCCTAACTCTTGTAATTTATCATATATCCCGGTATCATCCTCTACATATTCTTCCATGAATTTTGATTCATATTCAAATAATCCCATCCCAACTTCTGCTGCCTCTTCCTTTATATATGATGCTGAATCTACCTTAATTGTTGGGTCATCACTACAAACATATAGGTAAATTTTCTTATGTTCTAATCCTTCATTGACAAAACTATCAATGAATATATCTTTACCATATAGGTTTTCACCATTTGAAATCTCATCGTCCTCATACCCATCTAAAAATGAACTGGATAGATTATCCCATATTAGCCTGGCTACTTGTTGTAATTCCTTTCTTTTCTCCATAACTTAAATATTATTAATTATTTAATTTATGCAAATATAAAAAAACCCAAGTTGCTAATGCAAATCTTGGGTTTCCTTATTAACATGAATAACTTCTTATTCTGGGATAATCACTCCTGATCTCATCCCTTCATAAATAAGGTAAGAGATTAACTGAAGTGGGCAGTTTACCACTCTTTTCCCATATCTCTCCAAATCCAGAGCATACATGGTTACAAGTGATACTGTGGTAAACGTGTCTGTTCCTGGGTCATAGCTCCCACGTCCACCAACTTCTTCATTAATCACATCCCAATCTATGATTTCAGGATTTTGTACTGTGATACCTTCTACTTGGTCTATATCTGGGATAGGTACTCCTCTCAGGAAATATCTGTCATCCCTTTTCTCCAACATCTCACTACCTCTAAGATAGTACTGTGTTTTTAATAGGTCTTTACCCTTGAACTTCTTGATTGCCATCTTCTACTATTTCTAAAATGTAAGTGTTAGGATTCCATACAAACGTGGGATTATTTAATAATTTGGCTTTACTTTGTAATAGCCTTAATCCTACAGATTGCGGTATTCTCATCATTACCTTATCACGTATTCTACCACTCTCCACTACTTCTTTATGTATCCTGTTATTCCACAGGAAAAGCGTTTCCTTCTTAGAGTCCATGTATATGAAATCTCTGATTGGGATTTGATTTAGTACATATTTAATATCTTTCGTGATTAGCATATCTAGTTTACATTAAAAAGGAGTAAAGCATAAACTCTACTCCTTTGCATAAATACTCGCTTATTGGATATTATAGGATACTATGTACCCCTTTATCAAATACAAGAGCATGATAAAAGAGTATAACCCCTCTTCTTTAGAGATTTCATTATCATACCCAAGTAATTCCATGACAAAACTCTTGTAGAATGATGGCATATTATCATCAATCATAGTTTGAACGATACTGATAATATTACCAATCCTATTCTTTTGTACCAGGATAAGCCTGTGATCAATGTCTATATATAACCCATAACTCTTAAACAGAGTATTCAAGATTTCAGCTACATCAACAGTGCTAACCTTGAATTCTGGACTTATACTTTGAATTAACTCTATTGGAGTTATAATCTTACCTGGATTTACATCACTCTCCATTGAGAACTCATACCCATCAACTTCAAGAACGTTGTTTACATTACATTCCTTGATAATGTAATCTTTGAGCTCATCAATATTAATATAGCTATTGTACATCACCTTGGGTCCCTCCAGTGACCAATTGTTCAAGGATACATTTTAACCGGGTCAAAAGGTCGCAGATAACCTCTGGATTCTTTGCTACCCAAGAATGGTTGTTGATAACCCATTGCCTGTGTTTGTGGTATACCAATAATGAATCAATCATCTCGGTTACTGATAAGATAGCATACTCAATGGGTGCCTTGAACTCAAAATGGAGTGTGGGTTTTTTTGAACCATGAGTCTCTGCCCATACCACCTGGAATGGGTCGAATTCAAGTGAAATCAAATCCCAAGGTAAATCGTTTACCTGTTTCCAGAAATCCCCTTGGAATTGTCCCAAGGTCTCCTCTGCAACCCGATCATGCAAGGTGACTTTACCTGATTTTACCTTGTTCTGTAAAGTTCTCATAGCAGACAACGTGATTGCATCTGCCGAGAGTAATAGTGTTTTACCCTCTTCTTGTACCGGTACCTGAGCGTCTTCTTGTACCGGTACCTGAGCGTCTAATGGTGCCCCAGTTTTGGGGTCAAATGTTGGTTGTGGAATCTCAACCTTTCTTCCTCTTTTTGCCATTTCTTTTAATTTTAAGTTATATAACAATGGTTATTAGTTCCTATGCGTCACCCATAATTTTATTAGGTACATACCCGTTCTTTGGTTTACCAATTTTCATAAACCCTGAAATCCATGCTTTAGCAGAATCTCCAACTGCCATAATGGCCAGGTCAGTTATATTCTCAATCGTCATACTCTTGGTTTTCTCATTCTGTTTATGGAAAATGGGTAATGATCTCAATATCAAAGAATGGTTGTTAGTGTGGTCATTCACTTTTTCTATCAATTTAACCATGATATTAATCCTATCACTATCATCAAACTCTTTGTTTTCTTTAAGGATCATATCCACAGTATCCGTTAATATGGCATGTAGTTCTTTATCTATATCGTCCATGTTATCTTCTATTGAGAAATAAGTCATGAACAGATTCATCACTAAACTCACCATTAAACTATCTATAAGAGCCGGGGTTATAATACCCGACTCTATAAGTTCCTGAATTTTTCTGATTTCTTTTAATTCCTTATCTGGAAGGGAATCAATACTCTTTGTCTGTTTTCCCATTATTTATTCTTTAAAAATTCATAATCCTGTTCTGTGATCTCTGAACACCCAGTAATTTCTACCGTGTTACCGATTGGAGCATATTTGGCTGTAGTCTCAATCCGGATTTGGTTTTTGATCTCCTCGATCTCAACCATGGGATGATAACCATTGGTTTCAACATAGAAGATGTATACTGATTTAACTCCTCTGTAGGTTATCACCCTTGCAAAAATCATAAAATAACGTTTCATTTCTCTATCTTAATTTAGTCCATTCAATAGGTTTACCTTTTATCTCTGTAATGAAAGAGTCCCAATGTTGGTTGACAAGAAATATCCCCACTGGCTCAATCTTTGAAAACTTCTCCAAGAATTCTTCGAAATTATTCATGATATTCTGGGATAACTCTTCATTCTTCCCAAAATGTTTGTGTAATTCTTGCCTGAGCAATCTCTCAGCCTGTATTCTAAATTGATCTCCAGCTACTTTTAATTTCCCAGACCAGATGTTTGTATTCTTTAGGTCATCCAACTTATCCATTAATAAGGTGGTTACCAGAACAAGCACCATGTATGATGATGCCTGTTCCATTGAAATCTTAGTTTCCATAAGCTCTTCCCCTTTTAACCATCCTATCATGGTGACCCTTAATCGCATCTGGGTCAAACCCTTTAACCTTTTCCCTTATGGGTACGATGTGAGTCTTATACAAAGACTTCCATAAAAATTCCGGTAAAGGTCTAAATGAATTCTCTGATATCTTATTCCACTTTGCTCGAAGTGAGTTAACGCAAAACCGGAATGTACTCATGTTATCCATTGCATTAAAGTTTGTTACCAGATTATCAAAATCCCTTTTCATATCCTCGATAAAGTTGTTATAAGGGAAATTCTTAGTATTCTCCAAATCATACTTTCCCAAATACTCTGTTACTTCCATATACCTAACCTCCATTAAGCCAAATATTTCTCTTGCAATTCTTTTAACTCTTTTTGTGCCCTTCTCAATTCTTTTGCATCATCTCCACCTGATGCCCTAAAGACCTTTAATTCGGCTTTCTCAATTTGATTCCGAACCTTTTGCCGGTAAGACTTCCTTTTAACCGTGTCGATCATACCCTTTGGGTACTTATACCTGAGCTCTTTTCTCACTACCACTTCCTTAACAACCTCTAACTCCATTTGTTCTTTGGCAGACTTGGTTTCCTTAACCTGTTCTTCCTTTTTCGTTTTGACTTTTGTTTTCATAACTTACTCATTATTAATTATTATAATTATTATTAAATGCAATGCAAATATATAAAACCTGTTTTACTTTTGCAAATCCTTTGTTACCCAATTATCAATCCGATAATCATTATTATCAGGAAGAATAAGAAAGCGATTCCCACTATGGTATCAGCTCTCTTTTTATTCTTTTCCCTGATCTCTTCCATGGTCATGGGTTTGGTTATCTTTGAACCTCCATCCACTATAGCCCCGTAAATTACGGCCACCACTATTATCACTAAAATAATCGTAATCATGATTCCTTTGTTTTAAATTTGTAAATCTTATCTATCTCAGTTTGAGATACCACTAATACATTGTTCTCCTCGTTGAATGTCCAATCTAATTCCTTCAGTAAGGAATCCTTTCTCATAATCCCAAATACTTTTCTAGTTCTGCTTCTTCTTTTAATTCACGTAATTGCTTACGAGTCGTTTTCTTTTTACTTTGAAGCTCTTTAATTTGCCTCTGTAAATCTTCCACTGCAGCTTCAATATCATAGGGATCATTCCCATCAACTGAAGTCCCAGTATAAATCTCTCCCTTTGGAATCTTAATCCCATAATCAGATAGACTCTTATCCCTGTATGGGTAGGGAATGGAGATTCTCCCATAATTCTTTGGCTCATCCCACTTCTTTCTCATCTCCATTTCCCTAATCCCATATACACATGATAGGAGAATCCCTATCAATACTGCTACTACGTATTTCATTAGTAATTGAATAAGTGATCCAAGACCTGTCTATCTAACCCAATCTCTTTTGCCGGTTTCAAGTCAAATTCGTGGTTTAACTGGTAGTTGAACCCATTGTAGACGTAGTAGTCATTGCAAATGGCTATCTTGTTTTTCTCCATTTCCAACTTAATCCTATCTACAATATTCTCTCGATAGGTTCCCGGGAATCCAGTTTCTTCAATGACATCCACTACCCGATCTTCAAATGATCTTCGAACCTTTTGAGCCTCCAATTCTCGGAATGGGTAAATAGCTTCTTCGAACCTGTTGATAAGGTCGTTGGCTGAATCCAAAAGGTATTCTGGGTTGAGCATCTTTTCCAAAGCCTCGGTATGTAACCCTTTGACATGAATCCCAGCACCTTCCGGAATGCACATCCCATTCGTGCATACTTGCCGGTAAATGGCTGCAGTCATTTGGAATTTCATTGACCCGTCATAGGAATTGTAAAAACTCAATTTCGGATGTAATGAATCTACTCCCTCCATATTAACCTTCTGGTCTTTGAGAATCAAATCCAATCGAGTGATAGCCCCACCCTTAATGAGTTTAGTCTGGGGTTCTACCTTGAATTTATCAGAAAATAACTCGATAATGGGCTCGAATACTACCCTATTCTCAACTAGGTGATATTTCTCAGAGCAGAAATTCACTATCCGTGCATTCTCTGTTCCCGGGTTGATAATCACTGCATACTCGTTACTGGAATTAACCTGAATCCCTGGTATCAATTCTGATACCTTTCTTTTAATAACTGGTTGGTAAATCTGTTCTAACGTACTCATAATTAATTATTTTATTTATTATTAAATGCAATGCAAATATAATATACTTGTATTCACATTGCAAATCTTATTTTACTTTATTATCTTTCCCATCTCTCTGTTACGAAGATGAAATCGGCTGCAAAGGTGACATCTACTCCATTCTCGAAAAATTGACTAATACCTAGTTGACATTGGTACTCGTTAAAATTGTAATATTCATTCCCTTCTAGGTCAAAATCCTCATTAATCGGTTCAAATACCCATTGGTGATACCCGTAATCCCTGGCGTCATTCTCGAAGGTATCGAAGTGACATAACTGCCAATTTCTATCTCTGAACCATTTAAAGAAATCCTTCCATTCTATACCCGCTTTCTCTAATTTACCATTAACTAAGCTATACCCAGTTATATATCCCCATACTCCCTTCCTGTTTTGGGAATCATTCCGAATGAATCTTTTGATTGCATCCTCTGTAGCCTTCTTTGCTATTTGCAAGTTTAGCTGGTTTAAATCTCGTATCTCCATATATTTATTATTAAAAATTATAATGCAAATATATAAATCCCCAGTTTCTATTGCAAATCCTATGTTACTGGATTAACATGAAAAGAGGCTCATTTTACTGAGCCTCCGGTTTTAGTCCAAATTTAAGATTGAAGTTCCTTAGCTCCTTTCGTGCTCTCTCTTTATAAAATATCTTTTCCCACCATTTTAGTTTCCCAATAAAGAAATCTAGTATTGGTTTCTGGTTTTTCAATATAACTTTATGAAGCAATGAAAATTGCTCACTAGATAAATCGTGTATGATATTAGCCATAGCCCATGTATTGATTCCCAATTTAGTGTATAAACTGATAGAATCCAGGTTTAGGTCTGTCCAATCATCAACTGATATCCCGGGTATAATACATAACACTGATTTACCAAAAACCTTCTTGTTAGCGGCTGCTATAACCTGAGCCAGAGTTTTAATAACTACCAACTCCTCTTGGTTAAAAGGAGGCCTATTCTTCATCGCTGTTCTCAGCATAATCTTCAAGTTGTTTAAGAGGTTGTGATGTATTTACCCATTTATTCCACCGTAAATAGAATGGACTGGGCCCTTTTTCCAGGTCTCTCTCCATTTCTCTATACTCTTTCCGGAATCTCTCTTTCTCTTTCTCACTCATGAATTCAGGGAAAATATGAAGTTTTTGTGTGGTGAATGATTCTTTGGCTTTTCCGGGTACTGGTATATCTAAGTTGTTGGTTAATTCCCCAAACTTGTAGAATTTCACTTCATCCGACCTTTTCTTATATATCTTAATACCTACTATAAGAGTAGGGTCGAACTTATCTAACATGGGATTCTTTGATTCTTTAATTAACCGAACCATATATTGGTACTTATCTGTTCTCCAATCCTCTTCTTCCCAATTCACTTTCTCAAACCTTTCCATGTTATGGAGAAGGTCTCTGGTTACAAATACAAATCCCTGGGCTCTTAAGTTTAGAATTAATTCATCCTGATCCTTACACCCAGTGATTATGTCCATCATTGATTCAACGTAATCTTCTGAATCCGAATCAATCTTACCTACTTTCTTAGTCTTCTTCTCTTTAGCTTCAAGTGGTAATAACCCTGACAACTTCTTGAGATATGTAATGGCTTTCTCCACGTCTTCTTGGTTATCCATCGTAACCTCGATTCTCATTGGACCATTGTGAGTAAACTTTGGTCCAGTAGTGAATTCTGATCCCTGTTTATAGAGTTTATCTGATATGAGCCTTGACTCTTCATCAAACAATTGTACTCTTATCCTTTTCTCTTCCATATTAATAATTCTTTTTAGTGATTACCTTAAAATCTTTTGCATATCCTTCTCTCCATATAATGAGTATGGATTGATCTTGGATTTCAGTTTCAATTACCCCGAATTTTGATTGTGTTTTATCACCCGTATTGTACGGTATAACCCACTCCCTAATAGAGTTTTCTGAAATTGGGGTGTTGAGTCTCTTAGAGTTTACCTCTACTATCGTGTTATCTCTCACTATGGGTTTTGATACATATACCCCCATGAATACCCCTATTAACAAGGATACTACCATTCCGATAATTAAAACTGTTTTGAAATTCACAATCTTAAATTTTGGTTTGTGGGCTATTGAGACTCGAACTCAACTAAAACCACTTTAGCCCTTATAATAAATGGCCAGCTCATTATTAAAATCCCTGGCCATTTCTGAAATTATGAAGTTACCGAATTAATCTTCATCTTCCTCTGCCTCAACTTCTTTGGCTTCTTTTTTAGCCTTTTTCTTAGCCTTTTTATCAGCTTTTGATTCTTTCGGAGCTTCTTCCGTTTTTTCCTCTTTGGCTTCTTTTTTAGCCTTTTTTGCTTTCTTCTCTACCTTTTCTTCTCCCTCTCCGGCTTCTGCTTTTGCAGCTTCAGCAGCTTCCCGTCTCATTTTCGCCCGATACTTTTTACGTTCTGCTTTGTCTTCCATTCCTTCCGGATACTCATATTTTTGAGCGAATGCACCGGTTCCCGCAGGTTTCAATTCTTTGCATTGGTCATTGATGTTGTCCAATTCTTCTGAAGCAACATCCACTGCTTTTTGCAGTTTGTCAAACTCTTTGCGGATTTTCTTGTCTTCGATTTCTTCCGGATCTTTGATTGAGTTCTCTTTCTTAAACGTTCTCAACTCTGCTTTTGCAGTTTTCAGGGTTTCTTTTGCTCCTTCTTTAGCGGCTTTAGCCTCGTCGTAACTTTCAAACTTTTTCATGGTATTAAAATTTAAATTAATTAATATTTCCTATCCTTTGTATTAACCATTAGTCCTTGACCTGGTTTTCGGTGTTCTAGATTCAATAAATTATTTTAGTTTACCCATTTTAATGTTTTGGAATCAATATTACCCTTCTCTATTTGGAGATCTATCCACTCTGATGCTAAGTCAAATACTATATCCTCGTCATCTTCATCAAGTTCACCCTCATGCTCATTGATAAAGTTCTCTGATAGAGCTGTTATATTAACATCAGCTGTTTTTGATAAATATAACTCGGGAAATTCTCTAATCTCCTTGTCAAAATATTTAAAAGCCTGGGTTCTAAGTTCCATAATCTCATTATTTTATTATTTTTATTGCAATGCAAATATATAATCCTATTTGACTAAATGCAAATCTAATGTTTCCGAGGTTTCTATTTTAACTATCCTATAGCTAAATATTCCCAACCTATTCAAGAGATATCTAATCTCCGATTCTTTAAGGTGGTAGATATACATAACTCTCGATTCTGCAGTAGTTCGAGGGATAATAACTTTATACAGGTCGCGTAGTGAGATTAATTTAACAAACTCATCTGTATATTGTTTCATCATTCTCAAGTACTGGTTACGCCGTTTCTGATAAGCCTCTCCACGAGTTCTTTGTCTCGGGTACTCCTCTTCAAGAGCTTTTATATTAGCTCTGATTTGTTGGATTTTACCAGCGATAATATCGGCTCTGTTAAATTCATTTAGCTCTCGTTCTTCTATTCCCATTTTAAAATCCTCCTATGTTTATATTCGTTAGTCAGGGAACACTTGATGAGTTTCTTAGGTGTGTGGTCCTTCAAAACGTATTTCTTATAATCCAGTTTCTCCAGAACAATCACGTTCTCACACATTTGGTAGAGATAAGACCTTTTCATCTTGGGTGTCCTACTTATTAGATTAGAAGGTCTAGAATCCCTTAGTTCTTTGAGTTTCTCCGAGATGAGATTATATACACGTTTCTCAGCTAAAGCAATGGGATTACCCTTGACAAGTTTGTAGTTCTCCACCCTGTTTTTAATCTGAGTAACCACTTTGTATATACCCCTGAAATACTTGAGAAAGTAACCCACATACTCTGGTTTACCGTAAATCCTGAAAGTATGGGTTATCTCCATATCCCCATTGTATGATATCCTATCAATACAAACTATCACCACTCCCAACTGAGAAGAGAGAAAGCTGGCTAACTCCACTTCTTTCAGGGTTAACCCATGCTTTAGCTCTACCTCTTTATAGAGTATATCTTGAGGGACTATCAACTCATCCCACTTAATGGATGATACATCCTTCATGAACTGTTCATCTAATTTTTTCGTATCCATAATAATGCATTTTTAATTTATGCAAATATAATATCCTATTATCCTATTTGCAAATCCTTAATTACCAAAATAGGGAGGATTTTACCCTCCCTACCAAACATAAAATTCTAAGGCTGAATTAGTATGAAACCGGCATTACTTTTTACCTTTCTTACCTTTTTTCGGGACTTCGATATCGAGCTCTTTTGCAATGGCAACCCGGAGTTTCTCAACTTCGTCGTCATCGTCCTCATCGTAGTCTTCGACATCGATATCTTCGAGTTCCTCGTCGTCAACCAATTCGGAGAGCTCATCGTAATCCATGTCTTTCAGGTCATCCCAATTGTATTCTTCACCTTCTTCCTCCTCTTCTTCGTCGTCATCTTCTGGTTCTTCCTTTTTAGCCGGCTTTTTGGTTTCTTTTTTCTCTTCTTTTTTGGCTTCCTTCTTTGCAGGTTTTTTATCCTCCTCTTCATCGTCATCCTCGTCGTCTGCGATAGCCTCGGCCAATTTTTCCAGGTCCAAATCTTTCTTTACCAAAAGAACTTTCTCTCCATCCTCTTCACCCAAGAAGTGTTTCTCATCAATTTTCTTTACAATTTTCATTTTTCTCTGTTTTTAAGTTATTTAATTAACCTTATATCCTAAATTCAAGGTATATTAGCACTTCCAGTATTTTTAATATTCTAGGCTTTTTACTGATAAATCCTTAGTTACATCCACTGCCTCAATAAACTCCTTTGAGAACATTGTCCAGAGAGATAAGGATAGGTGATATCTGTAAAAAGGTCCGTTATCATATTTCCATTCTGTTAATGTTTTAAGGATATTAGTTCCATAGACAAAGTCTTTAAGAGGGACCCTATCCCATCTCCTCTCTTTGGTTCTACCCCCACCCAAGAATTCTATGATGTGTTGGGCTCCTTTTACACTGTTTAGCTCTGCCAGGTTAGTGGTGAATCCATCTTTAAATCTGGATATAAATAAGGGAAGGTCATCCTCTACACACCTTAACAACCAAACCTTATTCTCCAACCTTGCAGTAGCTTGTCTTTTTCTCCTAACTCTCAACCGTTTACTAGTCCTTTCTGCATGAGCTTTGTCTATAAGGTTAGAAGGTTTGACATCATTTCTAGCTTCACTTATAAGGGGGAGTTTTCTTACCTCAAATAAGGCCTGATCTAACTTGGTTATCTGATAGCCTGGTTTGATTTTGAACTCATAGTCCTCGAAATAAACCTTGGCTATCTCCAAAGCCTGTTCCTTGAATTGGAAAGGCTTATTAATAATCCCAGGCTTTAGAACATCTCTAAAGTCTAGGATATAATAATGGAGATATTGTATTTTCATTTCTTTTTGAATTTCTCCTCCATTTCCTTGTTAAACCTCTCTGCCTGCCTTTTTAGGTTTTCCCCATAGGCATCCCAAATATCACTAACTCTGGATATATCCATACTGGATACTCTTGGCCTGTATTTATCGAGATCAACCTCAATATATCTCTTTATACTTTCGATTTCCTTTTTGCCTTGTTGTACCATATTCCGATTGATTTAGGTGATGCGTCTGGGAATTGTTCTAATACTGCCTTCTCAGTTTCCTGTTTACTCATTTTTAACCGGAAACATTCAAAGGTTTTGGCTTTGGCAGTTCCAGCCATAACTCCATCAGAGGTTTTCTGTTTCTTTTTTCTTGGAGGTTTTTTACTCATCCCGGCAATCCTCTTCATTTTGATTACCATACCATCATCATCTCTCTCCCCGATGAATCCCAACCTTAATGATGGATGTATCAATTCTCCTGCATCCTCTCCAAGAGTCATCCGGAGTTGTTTCTCCACCCAATCATCAAAATCATCCAGCAGTTGTGGATTCTTTGGTTTGTGTAGGTTCTCTATCCAGAATGAATATAACTTGGGAACATCCGCATCAATTACTTCACTGAAAGGCATACCCCTTACAACGCATTCTCTTTTAAAATCCTTTATACTCATCTTATCCGCCTTGGAATAAGCATGGGCTTTACCTTTGTCTCTTGCCATTACCTAAAATCTTCGTAATCAATATCCTCAATTTTTATCTGATTATCCGGGAATTTATGATTCCAGAACTCTAAATATATCGTGATAAAACCACCATTCTCCACATCAGCCATGTTTACATATACCCATAATACCCAACCAATTCTGGGATATGGTATCTCATATACTATCTTATCAACTAACCATTCCCAGAATTCTTTTTGAGTGTTGGGAAACCTGGGAAATCTTGGTGTGATTTTCTCTAACTCATCCTTAAATAGGTGGGAGAACATAAAAACAAGGTCATCTCTATTTAATTCCCTGATTCCCTTGTAATGCTCTAATAATACTTTACTCATTGCCATGTTTTATTTATTATTAAAAATTAAATGCAATGCAAATATAATAAACTTGTTTTTCTCATGCAAATCCCTTGTTACCCTTTTTGCCCTTGTATCCTTGCAATAACATGTTTTCTGAAAACGTTGACGTTCTCTATCTCTTGAAAGTTGATAGCGTATTGTCTTATATCCCTGAATTTAGGCCAGAACTTCTGGCCTAAATTGGCTGATTTATCCCCAGCTGTTAGGTATTCAACAACCAAGCCGGCAAAGTTATTTGCTAGCGTCTCGTTATCAAATACATATAAGTATAAATGTGAGAGTGCTTTTATATTCTTCTGAGCATATCTAACGGGCACCAATATATACCCATTTGGAAAATCTAAATGTATTAACGGGAGAAACATCTTTTGATATTTCCCATTGTACTCGTATAAATCCTTGATATACTCTATTGAGGCCATTGGAATCTTTGAGATATTCCTTAAATGTTTAGCTTCCCTTGCCTTGTTGCGTCTTTTATACGCTGATGGCTCCTGAAGATTATCTGGAAGAACTCGGAAATTGTTCCAGGCATCAAATTCCTTGATTAGATTGTATAAGTCTCTATCACAATCGTTCCTTGATTCCATGAGTTTATCCATACCTTCAGTGATAAGCCTTGTCCTACTCTCTTTAATACTCCACACATCATTGTTAAACATCCTTCTTATAGCTTCCTTCACTGGTAACCTTAACTCCATTACACCCTGGAAATACTCTCTGAAATCCTTACCCACTACTGACTCTTCTGGAAATAATTCTCCATAGGTCTCATAGTGGGTAGTGAACATCTCAAAGAATTTCACGCATCTTTTCTGAATCTCCAACAATTTAAAATGGGCTTTCTGAACTATCTCCCCTATTTCCCATGAAGATTTCCCATGTACAGCTGTTAGGTTTAGAACTAACTTCTCTTCATCTGTCAGTATGTTCCAGGCTTTATCATTTTTCTTCATAACCCTCTGTTTCTAGTGATATGGTTGCATAAGCTTTGTTTAATTTCCTTTCTCCAACTTCTTCAAATCCATTCTCAAGGTAATCAGTACTGTTCATATCGTAATGATACATCGTGTAGTATATGTTAAAGAAGGGGACAGTTATCTTAAGTGGTGCTCCATTAGAGATTTCGATTGAGATAACCATATTCTGTTTCTCCTTATTTATTTTTTCAACTACTCCATATAGTCCCTCAAATGGATACCCACTCAATTTTATACTGTCCCCAATCTTAATGTTCTCCTCTTGATGTTCACTGTATATAGATGACTGGCCTGCATCCCTTATTATACGGTTAACCTCTCTAGAGGAAATCATAGCGAAATTAAAACCCTGACTGGGTAGTGTTGTATCTCTCAAGAATCCCAATAATAAAGGGATTTCTCGTTTGAGTTTCACTAAGTAATCTATATCATACCTCCTGAATTTGGGTACTCTCAAAAACCCAAAGTTAAAAAGGTATGGTACATCCTCATAATTATTTCTTCCCCTGTGTTTTCCCTTAAGAACTCGAGTTACTGGGACTACTATCTCAATCCCATACTCTTTCTCTACTTTCTCTATATCAGTGTCAAGGAATTTATTCCTATCGATATATATTATCATCCATGGCCAGTTTTTCATAAGTTGTTTGGTTTAGTATATGGCTTTACAGTAAGGTTTTAGAACCTTCTTATGTAAATCCTTGTAGTTTACCTGTTTTAAATCCTCTGAATTTAGTATTACTAACCCATAGTACATGGATAAGTAAGCAAGTTGCCCGTATTTTTCCGGGTAAAAGTTTAGCTCTCTCACTATCTCATTGTAGAGCTCGTTGCTCATGACTACAAAGAAGGTACCTTTTGCCATACCATTCCTGTGAATGAATAACATAGGTACCTTCTGAACAGCCTTAGCGTCACTGTTACATTGGTTCCAGTAGTGATTAAGCTTATCTGTATTCTTTCCCTTAGTGGGGAGTAGTAAGTGTTCAAAGGCTATCTCTTTTGGAGCTTTCACCTCTATACTTATCCTACAATTTCTCTCGTGTTTTGCATCTGTACAAATCACATCACCGGCTATAGATTTACGATTCTGCCAACGTAATCCTCCAGATTGTGGAACTCGAGAAAACTCGTACCCAGTCCATTCTTTCATGAACTGAGTGACCTCTCTTTCCATTTTGTTCCCCTTGTTTTTACTGTTTATCCTTTCAGCCATATTGTCTTGTTATTAATTACTATACCAGTTAGCATCATGCTAGCTGAGTAAGGTCGTGATACCATTCACATTTTCAAGCTTTATGACTTCAGAATTTTGGATGTTAAAGTCTAATAAGTGGGTTACCAAGAAGATAGATTGTTTCTCCGCCCTATCTTGCAATATATTTGCCACTACCTCTACATTGGTTTTATCCAAAGACTCAAATAACTCGTCCCCGATGAATAATCCACATGGCTTGGTCTCCTGTATCACTTCGTTTATGGCGAAAATGGTTGTCAGGTTTATTAATTGTTGTTGGCCACCTGATAAGTCTTCATAAGGAACTTCAATACCGAACCTGTTTACCAGTACTCTGATATCTCCGTTAGCTGAACCCATATCTACCCAGAATACCACCTTAAACCCAGATAGTTGTTCGTAATTCTCTAACCTTTCATTTACCTGCTCAAGAAGAATATTGAATAACCATGGTTTTATCCCCTTGTTGGAGAATGATTCCATAGCGAACTGGTAACGGTTCTTCTCCACTCTTCTTTTGATAAGCTCCTTTTTCAGGTTGTTAATGAATTTCTCAGTTTTACCTATACAGTTCCTGATCTCCTCTATGTTTAAGCCTTCATCTGGTACGTACCTCTCCTCTTTGCATTCTTTCAAGTTTTTCTTGGCTCTCTTCACTTTTTTAGTTAGGATTTCTCCCATTTGAGTGTTATCCTCCTCTTTTTGGAGGGCATTTTCTAGTGACTCAATTTTGCTATCCAAAGAGTTTACTTGGTTTAACTGTTCTTTTAAACTAGAAAGTTTTTCTTTGGCATCCAAAAGGCTTCTCTCGTGTTGTTTTTTTGCAAGAGTGTAAGCTCTCTTATCTCTAGTGAATCCATCTATCTTCTGTTTGTAAATATCAACAGATTTTCGTAAATCCTCTTTATTGTATGGTCTACCACATTCTGGACAAGAAGTTGGGAGGTTGGCTATATTCTCTTCGTTAGCCTCTATCATCTTATCACAATTACTAATGGATTTATCATCTAACTTGATATCTGATTCTAATCGGATAACATTAGAGTTGGCTTCATGGTATTTAGTGAATACATCACCCAATTCCTTTCTCTGTCTTTTAAGTGTTTTTATATCATCTTTTAGCCCAGACAAGGAATTATCTTTATTCTCACTCCACTCAATTAATTCTTCTTTAGCCTCTTCTAAAGCGTTCTCTAGAAAACCAATCCTTTTAACATGTTCATCAATCCACCTTACCTCTAACCTATTAGCCATTTCAATCTTCTCTTCCATGGCTTTAATGGATTTGTTCTTAACATCAATGTCTATTTTAAGGTTAGTCACTTCTTGACTCACTTTCTCAAATTTAGCCTTAGCTTTAGCGTAAGCATCCTGAAAAATACCAACCTCAAAAGCCTCTTCAAAAAACCTTTTCTTGTTGGCAGATTTATCATCCATTAATCTGGCTTGCTTTTGTCCAAAAACCACTGAATTGAGAAATAGTTCTGGTGAGTATCCCAGGATTTTATCAATTCTCTCCTGTATCCCTCGTTTATCTCTTCCTGTATCGAGATTGCCTCCTTGATAGAAGAAGAGTCCATTCTTTCCGGTTCTTCCTTCGACTTTTCCGGTATATCCCTGGCATCTGATGACTTTGTATTGTTTTCCATCTTTTTCAAATTCAAGTTCAACTTTCACTCCCTTGTAATCTTTGGGTCTTATAGATACCCACATCTCCACTGCCCCACTCATGGTTTTACCATATAAAGCCCAGAAAAGAGAGTTTATCAATTTGGATTTACCCGACCCATTACTGGCAGATATAATAACTATACCCCTATCTTGGGAACTCCAGTTAAACTCCATATACTGGATAGAGGCAAATCCCTCTATTTTTGTGTTAAGAAATCTCAGCATCGTTTAGTAGGTCTTTAAGTAATTTTTTACGTTTCTTTCCCTTTTCCCCAATATAACTGGTATACTCATCTACCATAGATGACCAATCATTGAGTTTTATCTCATTAGCAACAGCTCCATCCTTTTCCTTAGTCTTGACGACTTTTCTTTTAATGTAAATGTCAAAATTTTTTCCGGGTTCCCCTTCGTATCGAAATTCGGGTAGTTCTGCTTTTTCAAAAGTAAAACCATCCCTATCTAATACCCAATAACCCATGTCTGTTCCCATGTCACAGGTTCTCATTTGCATTGGTGACCCACACATTAAAATATTTTTCCGGAGAAGTTGGGGCTTATGGATATGTCCACATACCACATAATCGAAATGTTGGAAGAAGGTACTTAGCTTGGTTTGTTTTCCCTTATTCTCACATCTCATACCATTGGTATCCTCTGCACCTGGTAACTCCTTGTGAATAACTAAAATCCTTGGTACATCATGTTTACTTCTCTCCACTACTTTCATGGCATTCTCCAACCCCACATCATCTTTAAGATATGGTATCCCAATCACTTCATAGAATATCCCACCCACTGTTGTGAAATCAATACACCTAATGAATGGATATAGCTCTGAAAAAGTTTTGACCCAGCTCGGTGATTTTCTAGCATCATCTCCATCCCTATCATGGTTCCCAGATATACAATATATCACTTCTCCACTTACCTTCTGATACATATAGTGAAAGTATTCGTTCACCAACCTAAATAGTTCATTAGACATGTGGCTTGGGTTATGAAAAAGGTCCCCAGCAATGAGGACCTTAGCATTTTCATTAGAAGCTTTTACAACCAATTTCGAGAACCAATTAAGTAGCATCTTTGTCCTGTACAAATCTTGGTTAAATGTACTCCAATCATGGATATGTAAATCACCAAGACAGTAGAATTTACTTGTAAGCTTCATAATCAAATTTGTTGTAGGTTATATGCTCGTGGAGTCTCACGTACTCATCACCTTCAAAGCAACCCACATTCTCAATAATATGGGCCATTGCCAATACTCTATGTTGAAAATCCTTGGCATCTATCTTGGCACTATAGATGGTATTCTTTCTTCCCAAGAATCTCAACTCTCCCCAACTAAATGGTAATACTTGCTCGTGGTAATAGTGTTTCACGTTCTCCATGAAATACCGGAAATCAAACCCACTGAATAACAGGTTTGATTTTAATTGGTATGACTCATCAGATATCCTCTTGCCATCAGCCTCTGTTTCCCATGAAAAGGGTCTTATCAGCCTTACAAAGATTGTCGTGTAGTTATGATTCTCCAAATCACTTCTCAACATCTCCATACATTTCTCACAGTACTCTTTATGTAAAGAATATGGCTTTGGCATGTCCATGTAATAAATCAAGTTGTCAATGATTGACCTGTCTGTGATAAAGTTTACCTTATCACCCAATACCTTCTTCCTGTTTTCAAGGATAGCCATTTGGTATTTGTGAGCCCACATATAATCTCCCGATAACTGGAGAGCGTGTTCATGGGATTTTATTCCAAACTCTTCCCACACGTTACTGGCAGAAGTGTTCACGTATTCTAAACCAAGTTCTTGAGAAATACATTTAGCCAATGTTGTTTTTCCTAGACCTGATGCTCCGCTGAGATAAATTCTTAAAGGTTTCATAGAAGTTCTTGTCTTTTAAAAATGATTTCAATGTAAAAGATCCACAGTAGCTTTCAAATAGAGTCTTATTGGGTTTTGGGAATGGCTCATTCTTATACCAATTGATTTTCACATCCCTCATAAACTTAAGGTGATACGCTTTCAATGATATAAGGAAATGGTTTTTCTTGTATAGCTTAGCCAAGGCATTTTTACTTACCACTGAGTTAGATTCTCCCTCTCTCAAGAATTTCTTGATTGACCCATACTTCTCAAGGAATTGTATAGCCCTTTTCTCACCTACCAAAGGATAGCCTTTGATGTTATCCGAATCATCTCCCACCAATGTAAGGTAGTCTACTGTTTGCTTTGCTTCATATCCCTTAAAATGCTTACAGGTATTCACTGTAATCTTCTCTTGGTTGTGTGGGTTATATATCACCACATCCCTGGTAGTGGCTAACTGGTTGAAATCCTTGTCTGATGAGATGATTATGATTGTTCCCACGTTTTGTTTTTGTAGGAGTTTCACCACTGAGTATATCATATCATCAGCTTCCTGGTCCTCATTATACACTACCGATATACCAAGGTTATGTAAACATTCAAGGACTTCATCTCTCTGCCTTAAGAAATCCTCTCTGTCAAAGCCAATCTTCTGAGTCCTTGAACCCTTATACTCGGGACATAGTTTCAACCTATGTTTACTCCTTGACCCATCAAACACTGCAATTACAAGGTCAGGTTGAAATTTCCTGACCTGTGATTCTATAACGAAAGGTACCCCATATATCACTGACGTTGGTCTACCACTGATATCAGTAAAATTACTGAACCTATGGTATGACCTGTGCATAAGGTTATTCGCGTCAAATATTAAAGCTGTTTCTACCATTACTCTTCCTCCTCTCCCACTGGGAATAAATTTATCTCCTTGTCATTGAGACCTTCTAGTATCTTTTTAGTATTACTAAAAGTGTTTATTCCAGCAAGTTTAATTAGTTTACTTCTCATTTCTTTATTCTCTTCCAAAAGAGATTGTAAAGCTTCTTCTCCCCTTGCAATTTTATTACCATCTTTGTCGTAATAAATTGATGAGCCCTTCTCTCTCTTCACCGCTCCGGAAGATTCCAATACCTCAGCTAACCCAGCATATCTGGAGAATCCTGGTTGGCAGTAATCAGCCAAGAAATATACTTCAGTCTCCATAGTTGGCCTTGGAGGGGCTACCTTGTTTTTCTTCATTCTCAAGGAAATGTAATTACCTACCCACGTTTCTTTCCCATGTACCTTTTCCTTGATTTGTTTCTTTTTATAAAATCCCATGCGTATGTGTGCGAAAAACTTCATGGCTTCTCCTCCTGGTGTTGTCTCAGGATCCTCAAACATAGTTCCCAACTTCTTCCTAAGCTGATTGATAAAGATACAGGTTACTCCCAAGTCTGCAAGTTCCTTACTTCGTTTCCGAAGAAAGTTACCCATGGCTTTTGCTCGAATACCCATCTCAGCTTTTTCATCTGTTTGTTCCATTTCCAACCTTTCGATTGTATCCAATGCTGCAATGGAGTCCAGTACATATAGAATGGGTTCATTGTGGGTTAACTTCTTTCTCAAAGCCCTTGCTGTTTCTATGGTCCAATCAGAGATAATCTCTATGGCATTCTCATGGAATACCAATACTTTACTCAGATCAATCCCATTGGTTGTCCACCAATCCTTTGAATAAGAACTCTCAGCATCAACCCACATTCCCCAACCTCCAAGCTTTTGGCATACTGCTAAGAAGTCCAAAGCCACAAGAGATTTACCTGAACTCTCTTGACCAAATAACTCAAGTACTTTACCGAAAGGTATACCACCTCCCATCACCCAATTCATCACCAAACTTCTGGAAGGTAACCAAGGCATATTTTCCACCTCGTTATACATTTCAGAAGCCAGTGATACTTGAGAGTATTTATTCATGATACTCTGCAAGCTCTTGGTCTTTTTGCTCTTTGTTTTCTTTGCCATTAATCACACCTTTCAAATATTACCACTATCCCTGAATCAATTGGTACCATAGTTTTTACCAACCAACCTTCATTTAACACATTACTTATTTCCTGCTCTACTTCAGGTACATATTTGTAATTAAAACTTTTAACCATTTGCTGGTATACAGGTACTCTTATCTTGGATGCTTCAATGTTACCAGCTACTGTATTTCCAGGAGGAATGAGGGGCCACTCACCCCTCATTTTCTCGACATGCTCTTTACTCATCGTCGTCCTCTGATTTTGATTTGTGTTTCTTTGACTTCTTCGCTTTTTTCAAGGTAGCCTTTTCCTTTTTGTCTTTTTTCTTGCTACCCATATCGTCATCTTCTTCCTCTGTATCCTCGGATTCTTCCTTACCACCAAGATATTGTTCGATGTATTCCTGAGTTTTCTCATAAGTTGGGATAACCTCTTTTACCAAAGCCTCAATATCTATATCCTCTTTTGGCCTACAGTTTTTAGGTATTGCTTTTTTCTGACATGGTTTAACTGTATACTCGGTATCATTTTTACCGGAACCAGTTCTCTTCAACTTAAGGTCATAGCCTTCATCTAAGTCGGTCATATCTCCCCACTCTTCTTCATCAAGGTAAAGGTCAATGATCTCTGAATATTGGGATTGAGCCAACTGAATAAGCTTAGGTTCAGGGTCATATTCTTTACCTTTACCATCATTGCATACCAGTACAGCAGCCAGGTATTTTTTCTTGGGAGAAAGGTCTTTGGCAAGTTCCTTATCATCTGGGTCTTTGGATTTCTTTAACTCCTCGTACTTCTCATAGATAGCACAAGGCTCATTAAAAGTCATAGGAGAATAAACTCCTTTTATATCCCCTCCCAAGTAGAATTGTACTACTTCTTTGATAAATTCTTGTTCTTCTCCGGCAGATAGCAACCTTACTCTCAGTTCTTCGTCTGCCTTTTGAAATAACACTTTCCCATTTCCCTTACTTTTCAGGGACTTTTGTCTTTCTCTTAATCTCTCTTTCAAATTTTTCTTTGCCATAACATAAAATTTAATTATACTTTATCCCGCCTAATATTAGCGGATACTGTTTGCATTAACATAGAACGTTGTTCGAATGCTCTTACACATACTTCTAGTATATCTACATCTGCACTAACTGATAAGAACTCCTTGTACTTATCTTGATATTCTTTACTCTTCGTTACCATAGCCTCTGCTAAATCGTTTGCCATCTTCTCTTGGCTTTTGTATTGGGAGAAAAGTCGGGACCTAGTTTTCTCCAAGACCCGTTCCTTCTCCCTTTTTAATACTAAAGCTTTTTTATGTAGCATGGCAATGAATGCGTAATGATTAGGTTGGTCCTTTAACTCTGAGTTTACCGAGTCATTGTTAAATGATAACTCATCCTTCAAGTTAAAAACTATCCTCTCTTCACCGAGTTGAATATCAACCACTGTTATATTGGTGTTTGTTTCCCAATACTTTAACTTCTTTATTTTTCTTAGGTTGACAGCCATATCTTTTTATTTAAAATAGCACCAGACCAAGTTATATATCCCTCTTCTTATCATAGAAGGTTTTAACTGTTGGGAATCTTAGACTTATATTTCCCAACTTGTTAGTGGTTTCTTCAAAATATTTAATGGTTGCCCATTTCCCTATAATAAGTTTAGGATTCTTAAACCATTTCTTCCTATCCTCTATGGTATAACCGGAACCAACTGATACTCGGAATCCCTTATGCTCTATGATAAGGTTAGTTACCATATTTTCTACTTTTCTTTTCTTGATTGGTTTTCCCTGGTTGTCAAGAGAATCAAAATAATAAGTAAATGGTCCTGTCTCAACACCTAGGATTTGGTATTCTGCATCAGAGAATGATTTGATCTTTAGTACTACATTGGTTTTTATTCCCACGTACCCAACGTTTTTATGGATTACTAATCCTTCCCATCCCTTATTGTTGGCCTCTTCAAAGTCTTTCATGAGTTCATCCATGCTCTCTACCTTCGTTTGTTCAAGCATGAATATGTGGGGATATTTCATTGTCTTCAAATCCTTCTCAAGTTGAGATAACCTCTCCAAGAATGGTCGAGTACCCTTTGCAGAGTTATGTTCATCCCAAGTAACATAATCATAAAGAGCATAGTGAGGTTCTGGAATAGTGTAATCCTTTTTCTTTACATCTCCCACTACCTTTTGAAAATCCTCATTACCATCTTCTCCGATAAGGAATATCTCTCCCACTAAAACCATGTTCCTTATCTTGGATTGTTTCACGGCATTCTTTATAACCTGTAGAGTTGTGAATTCATTACCCTCTCTTGAGTATGTTTTACAATCTCCTTTCCCATCTACAAACGTTTCACATCTTACCCCATCAAGCTTCCTTGATTTTAACCAAGTATCTTTCTTGAAATCCAGTTTCTTCTGGTACTCAAAGAAATTCTTAGCTCTGGTAATAGAGAATTGTGGGATAAGGTTCTTCTTTAAAACTGTGAAGTAGGCAGCATTTATGTTGGCTACGTTAACTCCCTGTTTTAACCCCTTGTCAAGGATACTTAACAGAGTATCCTGGTAAGCTGAGTACTTATCCAGGAATGCAACACATTTGTGGAGAGCATTATAACCAGTTAACTTTCTACTGCACAAGTCTCTAAACAAATCGTATATGCTATAGTCTTCTGGTAAATCCTCTACCGTTTCATGTGAATCCCTAAATTTAAGTATCCCATTTTTCGTAACACCGAACTTCTTGAATGGGTTGTAGGTCCACCAAAGAAGTTTCTTACATTCTGGATAACTCAAAAGGACATTGGTTTTGACCGAGGCAGTGTTTGTCTGCCTTAGGTCATCTACCAATCCTTCCAAACTATCTAATAATCTCTCGTTATAATCCATACTTAATTCCTAAATCGTCCAAGATTGTTTTACCATACCAGTTCATGGGTACTGCTTCTCCAGTCTCTTCACTCATTTCCATGTTTCTTTCAAAAATGGTTTTCCCTCTGTATTGGATTTGTAACTCCTCACATTCAATACTTATCAAATGATCAAATAATTCTTGAGTTAGCTTTTCTCTGTATATCTGTATAACCATAGTTAAATATTTTATTTATTGCAAATATAATATCTTAAGAAGCTTCTTGCAAAGCTACGATTTCCTTATTTTCCCACCAATGGTCAATGTAACAATCTTTATATACCTCAGCATAATCTGTTCCTCTCTTGTATCCTTTCAGTTTTGACCATCTTAATCCTAACTCAAAGTCAACAGCCATGGTAATACCTTTCAATTTAAATCCGAAATACTTTTGAGTATCTGGGTCCTTACAGATATTAAACAAGTGGTCTACCACTTCATCATTCATATCTTTTGGATCAAGGTAGAACATAAGGGAGTCATGGATTGTACCTATCTGTTCTATTGATGCTGGTAATTTACCTTGCATGATTTGCTCTCGGATTAATATACTGGAGAATAAGGCAAAGTCAGAGGCTGTACCTTGGATAGGTGCATTTACCGCATCACGTAGTGCTTTGGCATACTTACCTTGTTCTCTCTTGTTACGAGCTTCTGGAAGTCTTCTTTTCCTTCCAAATGGAGAAACTATATATCCATGTTCTTCAGCGAATTTCTGTTGTTTCTTTACAAACTTCCGGATTCTCGGGAAAGTATCAAACCACTCATCCAAGAACTCAATAGCCTCTTCCTTAGTTGCTTTGTGATCTGGAGTAGAGAGTGATTCTTTCAAGTGGTTTGGTCCTTGTTGGTATAACACCCCGAATCCAATTGTCTTAGCTTGTTTCCTTCGTACTTTCCAAATCTTAAAGTCTGGGTCATCCTCGTTAGAATATATCTTATAGGCATCTTCGTAGGATATCTTGTATTTTTTACAAGCTGTAGCTAAGTGGATATCATGACCAACCCTAAACCATTCAAGCATCTGTTTATCCTGTGACCAACCAGCAACCACTCGTAACTCTGCCTGAGAATAGTCTAATTGCATCATCACTTTACCTTTCGGACAAACGAACATATACTTGATATCCTTTGCCGTAGTATCTCTAGGCATATTCTGCAAGTTAGGGTTTCTTGAACTCAACCTACCAGTAACTGTACCATGGATTAGGAATGAACCATGTAAGGTATTATCCGGGTTAAGTGTATCTCTTATACCAACTATGTAAGTTGAGTAGAGTTTCGTTATCTCTCGATACTTTAACAAGGTTTCTATAAACCCAGTCTCATCTTTATCTTTTAACTCTAATAATACATCCTCACTTGTTGCTGGATTCTTGGTTGGTTTCTTAGTTTTCTTATCCTCTGTGTACTTTATGATCGGTAGTCTCAACCCATACTTGTTATAGTATAGGAAGTCAATCAATTGTTTCACTGACTTCAGGTTCAAGGGTTGCAATGATTCTTTATCTTTCTTTGTCAACCCAACTCCAGCTGAGTAATTGTCATACTTTTTCTGTAGGTTTGTGATACTCCTTTGTAGGCTACCTAGTTTCTTCTTGTCAGTTGTGCTATCTAACTCGTTAGTCTTTATCTCAATTTGTTCTAGAAGACCATCCAAAAGTGCCTTTTTAGCAGCCTTAACTCTCTTCTTATTATATTTAACAAGAGAAGGTACTGCATACATCTTGGCTTCTGCTTCCTCTATCTTGGTTTTGTATGATTCACAAAGCCCATCAAGGTATGGTCTATCAACAAGGTAACCCCTGCTCTCCACTTCTGCCAGGTTATAAGAAGCCATTTCCAAAAGGTTTCTATATAACTGGTAGAATCCACATTCCCTGATTCTCTGTTCAAGGTATATTGCTAATCGGAGACAAAGGTCAGAGTCTAAGGCATTATAAGGAGCCAACGTTTCCAATGGTACGTTAGACCAGAACTGAACAACCTCTTCTGGAGTTCTCTCTGTATCCTCTCCCTTGATTGAGTAATTCGCGTATTGTGGGAAAAACGAATAAGCCAATGATTTTAAGTCATGTGGTCTTTTCTCATTCAAGAGATATTTCATTAACATGGTATCAAGGATAACCCCTCTTGGTCTTATCCCATACTTTAACCACCAACCATGCTCGAATTTAAAGTTGTGTGCTACCTTTACTATCCTGTCATTTTGGATAAGCTCCCTACCTATATATTTCAATATCCTTTTCCACTTATTCCCTTTTCTCAAGGGAGAATCTTTGTGGGCTAAAGGTATTACATAAGCATAACCTGGTTGGAATGCTATAGATATACAAGTAGGATATCCTCTATGATCAGAACTAAGATGACCGGATGTCTCATAGTCATGGGCACAATATCCGGTCATCTTGCAGTACTTAACAACTTTCTTTACATCGGCCATGGTTTTGGCCCAACTAAAGTGATAGTTATCTAGTACGTCCTTGTTCATCTTCTATACAATTTTTAAGTATATCCCAATCTTTCCTGTAAGAGTGGAGTGATGCAATGTTATGATATAGGTACCCAGGTTTTAAATCCCTCATACCCTTTGATCTCAATACTTGGGTAACATATTCTTTCAACTGCCAAGCCAAGAATACATCATTACCAAAGTGAGTTACCACATCCGCTGAACGTTGGTTGTAAATGATATGCAACCTGTTTTCCCGGATAATGAGTTGATAATACATTGAGCATGGTACCCTTCTTCTCCCTCCAATGTATGCTCCATCCTTTTCCAAGTCCCAAATAGGTAAAATACCTTGACGAGTATCTGGATTACGGAGTAACTCCTCTATCACTCTCTCAAGGTTACCTATTTCATCTTCCTCTTCTCCATCAGGACAGAAATTCATTCTCTCCCCATAGGCATAATCGAATTTCCCATTTACCAGGAACTCTTCCCAAATCTCTTTTCTGATTTCCCAAGCTTCACCAGGATTTAATCTTTCAGGATTTACCCTCTCGTTAAACTCTGCGATAGCCCATTTCTTGGTTGTCTCAATGTCTGTTTGAGTTCCATTGAATAAGTACTCTTCTCTGTTCAAGGTCAATAAACAGTAGGAGTAGTTCAGGATTTCCCGGGTCTCAAAGTTAATATCACCTTCAATGTTTTTATTCTGCATTGACTTTGGCCTAACCATAGTACCCATTTCATATACCTCTCTACGAATCTCTGACATCAATTCGTAGCAATCCTCATATACTCTCATTACTCCCCACTTTTTTGATTGTACCCCAAATGTCAATGTCAGTGATAAGTTTGAAAGGCTTTGCATCTTTCAATTCTTCACCAACTCTTGTCTTCATTCTGAGTTTCATCTCAACTCCGGAATAATGGGAGAAGATAACCAAATCCCCTATGTTCCAATCCTCTACTGCAGAACCAATCCTTACTATTTCCCCTAGTACTGGTCTATTCTCTTGAGCAGCTCCAGGAATGATGATACCACTCTTCAGTACCTCTTCTCCATCTACTACCTCTACCAATACTTTACTTGCCCCAATCTTTGGGATATCAACTTGATCTCTTAATAATGAAATCTTCATTTGCTTTGTGTTTTCCATATCTCTTTAAGTTTTTAATAAAATAGTACTCAACATGTTAGTGGGTTTATTGACCCGGTAGTTTACAATTCTTGGCAAGTGTTTTAAGTTTTGCTTTGTAACCGATAAAACCATCCTCTGCTATCAATTGCCTACATATCCTTATGTGTACTTTATATTTCAAGCTAGAGGCATATTTTTTATCAGTAAACTTTTCAAGAAGGTCTAACATCTTGTCTGTTATATCATTCTCTTTACCCTTCACAAGTTTATGTAAGTCTTTATGAATGTGGTATCCAGTTAATAACTCTATTGATGACCACATATTCCCACAAAATAGGGTAACTGCCAGGTCTACATCCTTGCCATAAATATACTCTCCCATTCTCTGGATAAGTAAGAAGTCAAAGATTAACCTCTTGGTAACTTCTGATGACCTGATACTTACTACCATTCTCCTCACATCGTCCTTGTGCCTTTTCTGAAATACCACTGAGAGAAGGCAACCCTTTCCAGAATCATGTTGGTTAGAGAATTTGTATGCTATGTTGTATGATCCAGCGTTAGCTCTTTCCTTGGCTTGTACCTGTGATTTCACTAAATCTAGGTGATTCAAATCAAGGTAGTTTGCTATAAGACGGGTCCATTTTTGCTCATGATATCCGAAGAGTTTGGCAAAATCAAACTCGGGGTCAACCCATGCTTTGGTTATATCAAACATCACATCATAAGCGATAAGCTGTGATGATACTCTAACACCACTCTTGAGTAGCTTTTCGCCACTCAAGATAAGGTACTCATTAATCGCTTCCCATGCTGCCTGTGTAGTTGGTGCTGTGAATGTAAGCATATTGTTTATTTAAAATTTTACTTACTTGGGTTTGGTGTAATTTTAATATACTACCTATTTTCTTTTACAGCTTGTTGTATATTCATAGACTGAGTACCCCAGTATAAATTCTTATAGTAATTATTAGTAGGGTCATTGTCTATGTGACATATTACATTGTACTCATTAGGATTATTCACATATACTAAAGCTACTAATATACTGGCTTTATACCATCTAGATATCCCATTATTATATAATCTATACTGTCTCCTACCATCAGCTAATTCACCTTTTAATCTTACCCAACTTCCCTTTTTCTTAGAATAGAGATTACCACGTTTTGTAATGTGGTAATCTTCTAATCCTGATATGGGTATATTTGGTTCTAACTCTCTCATGCTAATTGTGATTAGTAGCGGCTCTTAATCCTAAATCGGTTTACCAAGTTCTTCTTGTAATAAATATGGTGCAAACTCCTTGCAGTCATACCAGAGAAGGCAAAGAACCCAAACATATATATTGTTCCCTCCATCAACCTTAATCGATAAGTTGACTCATCTGTCATCATTTGGGTTTGTTTCCAGGGTTTGTTCTTTAAACAATTCCTTGCGATTTGGAATTTATAAGTGGCTCTCCACAGTAGTTGGCACATCTTCTGGTCTCTCTCAACCCCCAGAAGGTTACCACCTCTCATGAACTCATCTGTGATTGGTCCAGAGATAACTTTATACCCGGGACAATATACTTTTCCCAAAACTGCTTTTGCCATCTTTGCCCCTGATCTCAGTAAAAGATCAAGAGTATCATCATCTTCCTCTGCTTCACAGAATTTCCTGATGTCTTCTTCTTCTATTCCAGAATAAATCAAAAGCTCTAACCAAAAATGGAGAGCATCTGAACATTCTTCGTTAAAGTTCTGAAGGAATGGCATCATCTTATCTCGAGTATCTCCTCGTGAGAATTGCATCATCAACTCATCATAGGATTCATAACCCTCTCCAAGCTCTTCAATAACTCTCCCCACAAAATCCTTGATTAAGATTTGTGAAGATTTTAAATTCACATCTACTGGGTACTGGGGTAAACCTTCGATTTTTACGTATGAGTTTAATAACTCCTTTTGTAACCTGTACATCTCAGTTAATCCATGACCCATAGGATAAACCACTTCTACATTTGAGTAATCCCTGATATCCATTTTTAATCTTTGTTTGGTTTATAATACTTTTTAATTATCTCTCTTAATCTCTCTGAATCAATGTTTAATTCACGGGATAGCTTTAATCTTATTCTCGCTTTGGAATAACCTTTAGACTTATACTTCTCAATCAACCTCTTGGCTTCCTTGGCATCTTTCTCATTTAAAAATTTAGCTTCATCCAAATCTTTAAAATCTTTCTCTTTTGCCAAGAGCTCTCGTTGGAGTTTGTTGTTTTGCATCTGAGCTATGGCACATATTTCTATGTCCCCACATATCTTACAATCCTTATCCCTTGGGTCATATTGTGTCCCAAAACATGGGTCATCTGGTGTACCTATCTTGCTCAAATCTATTGGTTTAGACAAATCTATGGTCTCTTCTTTTTTCTTACTCTTTGCCATGTCTTGTTAATTTTTACTATAATAGTTTTCCTTTAAACTCTTCTATAACGTTCAGGCCTTCATCCTTATAATATCTCAACCTATGCTTAGAGTGCCTCTTAAGATACTGTCCTTCATCAAAGAAATCATCATAATAGGTTATCTTCTTTGACTCATGAGAACGGAGTGCTCTACCTAATAACTGAAGAGCCTGTATTGCTGAATCACCAGAAGCCAGGTTTTGCATATATTGGATAAGGGGCATATTCTGTCCCACCTTTATAATCAGTGAAGCTACTAAGATGTCAGTCTCTCCCCTCTTAAACCTATTTAATTTCTCTTGTCTATCCTTAACCTCGTGGTGGATATACTCTATCTTTAAATCTGGGAATTCAGATTTGTATCTTTCATAGGTTTCTTCTACCTGTGGTATATACTTACATACCACTAATATAGGTTTATGACCCTCTCTCAAATGGTATCTGGTTGCCTCTATGGCTCTGTCCATCCTCTCCACTCCATAAGTGATAGACTTATCAAACTCGGTTTTATAATCAGCACCAGGGAATAATTTTGTATTACCCTTTCTCATGGTGATGATAATGTTAGAAGATACCCCCATTTCCACCAATTCCTTATTCTTGATGACAAAGGTCTCATTACCGAAGAAAGATTCCACTGTGATGTTCTTAACTTTATCCTTATGCTTTAACGCAGTACCAGATAAACCAACTCTAATGGGGATTAGGTATAGTTTATTTAATACCTTTCTAGCTGTCTTACTCGTAGCGAGATGACATTCATCATATATGAGTACATTATATTGACTTAGTTGCTTCCAATACTTCTCTATATTCTTGGCCAAAGTAGGCAACATACATACCACTATATCTCCCCATTGAATGGTTTTCCCTTGCATGAATCCCCAGCTACTAAACATACCAGGTAGATCATCTCTGAACTGGTTGTATAGTTCCAACCCATTCACTATTACAAGAGTTTTAGCCTGATAAACAGAAGCATGAATTAACCCCGCTATTAGAGTTTTACCAGCGTTTGTTGCTGCTCCAACAATCCCCCTTGGAAAAGGTACTCCCCCACATGAGTTCTTCAGTATAGACCAAGCTGCCTTTCTTTGATAGGGTCTCCTCTTCAAATCCCCTATGTGTACTGGCATAGCTGTTATCTGGGGTAGCTTCCTTAAGTCATCAATCTCGTAGGGAACTCCATGATCTTCTATCCACTGAATAACTCTCGGTAGTAAACCAGTTTCACAGTAACCCCTATCAGTTACCATGTGTACCATACCATCCCAACCCTTTGGCATACTCGCTCTAATATAGAAAGCCTGTGGATGTCTGAAAGCCATTTCCTTGTACAATTTCGTGAGTACCTTAGGATCACCTTCGACTTTGAACTTGTTGTTATTCAGTTTAATTGTTACCATTTATTCCATTCTTTTAAAGCTACGATTATAACTAATAATCCAAAGCCAAATATAAAGATAGCGAAAGGTACCCACATGGGTGCCAAACATGTTATATAACTGGCCTCTTCCAATCCCCAACCAAAGTACTTAGCCAAGCAGAAAAACATTGCTGCCACTACACAAGCACCATAACTTAAGATCATAAATTTTGTAAATCCATTTCTATTCTTCTGTTCCATCTTCTATTGATTTTAATTTTCCTAAATTTAACCATGACATTGATTTCGGTTTCTGAGCCTTTACATTATTCTTTTTCATATACCTGTATAACCTCTCCACTGCTTTATCTCCAACGAATTGAGAGGGATATGGTATATTACCAGTGAAAGATAAACCCTCAAACTGAGCTCTCATGTATACCTCTGGTTTTATCTTTGAATCTGCAATGTACTCAGCTGCCTTGACAAACCATATCTTAGATTCTGGTTTTTTGGATATGTCATCCACTATACCAGTCTCATCTAGTACAGCCTTGTTATATATTTTACATAAGATATCTGTTATATCCTTATGTTTATCTTCTTTCTCGGCCTGTTTAGCTTCATACTCAGTACATATCCTTGTATGTAGTGGTAAGAATTTATTCAGGCTATACACCCTCATTAACTTTATTCCGATAGTACAATACTCTATGAATCCCTCTCTAATCTGTATGTCAAAGTCTTCTACAAAATCCTCTGCATTGGAGGCTACCTGTTTTAAGGTTGTCCATTCCTTGCTGGTTGATGTGATAAGGTTTATTCCTCTATGTTTAAACTGCCTTCTTACCTTGAATAATATTGATGAGAATAATACTGCAGTATCCTTGGTTGTTACTGTTATCTTCTCAACCTTTTCCTCTATCTTTTTATTACTTGCAACTACTGCTCTATTTGATAGAGAGTATGGGCTGGCATACTTTAATATTTGGCCTACTAAGTTTTCTTTACTAACATGAATAGTAATTACTCCTTGTTTAATTAACTTTCCTACTAGAATTGTCAAATTTGACCTTCCTATATGTATGCTTGGTTCATTTTTTGAGTATGCTGTATTTTCTGCCATGATTAACGTCCATTTTATAATTAATGAGTTCTCCATAAGTCAAGAACTTATGTTTCCTAATCCTCCTTATGGTTTCTTTTTTACCAAGGTCATTGACATCTAAGTAACTACCATCCTTCTTCTTATCTTCCCAGTATACCACTCTCACCTTCTTAAAGTTCACCAACTTTAATGCAAGGTTTATACTCTCTATCAAAGCATCTGGGTCCAAGAGTAAATCTATAGCCTCTACTGGAGAAGATAGTATGGTATTAATCTGCCACTCAGTTAATAATTTCCCAGCTGTTGCTATGGCTGTATCTCCTATCGTCTCAGCGTTAAACGCTCCCTCACATATTTGGATTCTCTTGTAGATATATAAAGCCTCTATATTATAAATCACGTAAGCTTTACCTAACCCCACGTCATTGGCAATTGGATTCTTATACTTGGTTAATCCCCCTAATAATACTTTCCGGGCATTGAAATATACCAGCTGATCATGCATGATATAAGGGATGATAACATACCCTTTGTATGGACCTGAATCACAATAACCAAATCCTTTCTGTGATAACTTGGCCACTGAGAACCCTCTTCTCTTTAGGTACTCCCTGCATTTCCTTGCCACTAGGTTTGTACCAAATATGATGTTGTGGAATCCATCTGGGAGTTCTAAGCCTTTGACCTTGTTATTTATGGTTAGCTCTGACTCTGGTAGCTTTACATCTATGGTACCCCAATCATCACTGAAGACCTGTTTCCAGGCCTCCTTTTCAGTATCTAAATTTAATAAATCCTGTATTACCTTTATGGGTGGTTCACTATACCCACACCTAAAACAATGTGTATTGTTTGTGAATGGCTTTACACCGAATTTTCCTTTAGCCCCACAGAATGGGCAAGTAGTATTCAGCCAACCCCTAGCTTTGGGTTTTGCTCCTAACTTATGTATAAACCACCCATAAAGTTGTTTAATCGTTTTCTTACTATACATTCCCATATTACAAATCTCCATTATTATCTGTTGGTTGGCTTGCTGCAGTATCTTCTTCCTCTGTCACAAAGTGGTTGAACTGTTCATCGAACTCTTTCCTTTGAGCTGTTGTCATTTCCTTAAACCTTTGCTTATCCATATCTGTAAAGAATACTGCTCTCCCTCGTGGAGTACCATCTCTCTGGTCTATAATCTCTAATCTCTGTACTCCTGCCATCTCTTCATCCTCTGTTCTATTCAAACCGAATGCAGCATTGGCATGACGTATGATCTCTATTGCTCCAGCTATATCTTCTCCCTCATATCTTGTCTTCTCATGTTTAGCCCCTAACCTTGTCACGTGGTTTGCAGTCCAATGGACATCTATGTTATGTTTCAACATCACGTTAGACATGTCAATGTAAGCTTCTGAAATACGTTCTGATAAAGCTTCCTTACCAGTGTTTGAACCCATCTTACCCATATAATCTGTCACCAATACATTTGGATAAAACCCGAAATTCTCTTCAAGGTCGGTAATTAATCTATCTACTGTGTTACCATTGGTTACCAATGCGGGTAATCTTCTCACTACTACCTCTCCACCCAACCTCTTATATTTCCTAAAGGTTTTCTTAACATCTTTATCGTAATCTCCAGATAGTAATTCCATCTTGGTTTTATTACTCATACATTGTTCTAACCTGGCCATGTACTCTTCTTCTCCATTTTCAAGGTCTATCACTAACACCTTCTTCCCCATTTTCAAATATCCCACTATAACATTAACCAAGAAGGCTGTTTTCTTTTTCTTAGGTTTATCCACTATAACTATGGTAGCTCCCTTTGGATAACCCCCAGCATTAGTTAATTTATTTATCTGCCTGAATGGAGTGGGAAATATAGTTTGTACATCCCTTCTCATTAATTGTCTATCAGATAAACCCTCAATAAGAAAGGATCTTGATAGATCTTCTACTATTACCCTTGGTGATATTGCTTTACTTACTTTATCTGAGAATGTGTGATACTTTTCGAAATCAAGTATATCCATGGTTTCAATGGTATCTTTTAAATCCAGGTATTGAGCAAACTTCTCTGTTTGTTTCACAATATACTCTGGGTCTTTCACACTACCTTTGAATAAATCTCTAGCTAAAGACCTCACGTTATCTAGCTCAGATTCCAACAAAGATGATGTTACTGACCGATCTGATAACAACTTCCTTAATTCCTCCATGTAAACAGCCTTACTAGGAACTTTCTTATAGTTCTTGTAATAATCCTTGATTACTTTAGCAAGGATAGTATGCTCTATTAATGTGAAGTAGTCTTCAGAATACAGATTAACCACCTTATAACCTTCAGGATGCTGCAACGTATAACGTAATATCTCAAATTGAAAGTCTATATCAAATTCAAACTTAGCCATGCTCTATTTTATGTTTTGTAATGTTCATTAGTTCCCCTGAAAGTCAGACACTTAGGGCATAATTTATAATATAATAGCATATTTTGTGTCTTAAGCTATCAACTTATTTATAATTTATATTTATATTTGCACTACCAAACTATATAATAATTCAAGGATATGGAATTACACAGGCTAAAAGAAATGCAAGATGACTACGATGAAGAGTTATTTAACAAAATCTACAAGGATTGCAGCAAACTCATGGACAAGCTCACTCTTGGTATTAACCCCCTCTACTATGGAGTTACCACTGATATTATCCGTAGTTGGTTTGATGATAAGTTTATTTATGTTTATAATAAGTATTATGGTGAGATGTCAGATAAATCGCTCAAATCACACATCATCAAAGCACTCCAACAATTTAGATGCAGAATCCTAAGAGGAGCTTACACTCAGCATTCTGAAAAGAACATAGAGATGATTAGGTTGGATGGTGAAGAGTACCAACGTTATAACATGGATGTTATAGACGATATTGAACCAGAGGTTGATGAAGAACTCCTAGCTAAAGTAAAAGATTTTATGAAGCAAACATTAAGTGAAGATGCTTACTTCTTATTCAATCTCCAATTAAATCCTCCACCAATGGTCCTCTCAAATGAGAAAGAAACCTTAGATGAGAAATGGGCTTCATTCTTAGACTTACCACAAGAAGAATCCACTTATATATACCTCGATAAATTAAGAGAAGAGATTTCAAGAGGTACTAAAAGATGCAGAAACGAATTCAAAGATCAGGTTACAAAATAAAAGGTAGGGATTTAATCCCTACCTTCACCATTAATCACCAATATAATAAGAGAAAACACGTTAATAATTCTTCGGGGCATCTTGGTAAATTGTCCATGAATAACACGCAGCCCCCATCATTAATGGCATAGTTCCTTCCCAATTAAATACCCCATCATCTATATCATTAACTACTACTTCATTACGATACCCATATCTTGATTCATTAAATCTACCATGGATATACCATTGCAACCCACTACTTCCTCTTGAATCACAGAATTGGAGATATTTATCTCCCGCTACGGGTGGTACACATGGATTAAACCAGTAACCACCTGATGCTGATTTACCCGATTTCCAACATTGTACTGATAGCTGCATATGAAGGACATCTTCCTTGATGAAAAGACCCATACCATTTCCCCAGGCATCTTTGTAAGCGTTGTAGGTATTACCTACCATGTATTGTAACCTACCAGAAGTTCCACCAGATTGTTCTGTTAAGATGTTATAAGTATCTAGGGCAAATCCACCTCCACCTGTGTTTATACCTACAGAACTGAAGAGTAATTGGATTGGGCTTGCGAACCCATTGTCTACTAACACCCATTTCATGGCTCCTTTCCAGTTCATAGCCTTAACTCTAATCCAGTCACCCACATATTTTAAGTATGGTCTATGTGGACCATTTTCAGCAGTACTCAAATCAAATGAAGGATCAACGATAGTATTAGGTAAAGCTATATGAAACAATAACCTTGTCCAACCCTCAACATACTGTTCCCTTTGCCAAAGTGAGTTTGATATATTACCTATCAACTTAATCACCTTCTCATAACCCTCCATATCCTCTGTAGGTGGGTCAAGCATTAAACAACTTCTATGGTTACCATATCTCTGGTTACCATTACCTATATTACCTGACCAATCAAAATTATTCCTTGCTGCATCATATAACGGCTGATAGTCCAGATAACTTATACCTATTGTATTGCTAACGATAATCCATTGGGTGTTATTACTATAACTATGAATTTGGTTACCATTTATTATCTCAGTTCCAGCCATTAACCCAGGTGTAACGTTTGCTGATGGAAGTCTTCCCTTTTCTCTTGCATGGATTCTCCAGAATGATTCTCCAGCTTTCTTCGATACCAATACCCAGCCTCCAGTGTATAACTCCACTGTGATAGTTTCATCCCCTGCTCTCAACCCAGTTACTACTATACCTTTACCACTCAACCCTTCATTAGCCCAGTTCTCACCAAAGCATAGGAATAATACCTGGTTGTGATCAGCTCTGTTATCTGAAGGAAGTTTGACAAACCCCACGTTACCAGTAACCCCATTCCTTGTCATATACTTCATATCTACTATCATAGCCTTGTACACTTCAGCTGCAGGCAATTCTGTGGGAGAAGTACTGGAATTACTCAGGTTAAGGGTGGGCATGTAAATCTTAAAATCATTACTTTGATTCAGGTCGTCATACTTATTCTGTAACTCATTCTGTAAGTCTACCAGGTTTGTCCATATAGATTTTGTCTTGGATACAGAAGTCATTGCCGGCTCAGTTTGACTTCCATTGAGTTTATATCCCATAGTGGAATATATAGTACTTAAATCCTGAGCAAGGGGTCCATCAGTGTAATCATAGATAGATTTCAAATTTGCATCAGTTTGTACTTCATATCTCTTTAACTCTGTGTCAAGGCTTAACAGATTATTCCAAACAGTTTTGGCTATTGAAATCCAATTAACCCCAGCTGGGTTTTTATCTGGATAACCTATGCGATTCCATATCTTGGTGTCTTCATCATTGAGATACTTTTTAAGAGCTACAAAGTTCTCCCAAATAGTCTTTAAAGTATTGAGTACTGTTTCTCCCTCTGGTTGCTTCTCAGGAAATCCTAGCTTGTCCCAAAGCTTCTTTAATTGGGTATCTATAATGTACAAGTTATACCACATCGTGTATACTGCCCCAATGAAGTTGTAAGTATTGGGTAATCCACCTGGATTATTTGGATCTTCTTTTCCAGTGTAATCTGGAATACCCAGCTTGGCTATAACATTCAAATCCAATCTATCCTTTTCTTTTAACCAGGTATCCAAGTATTTTAATATCCTACCAAGCTCTTTAAATTTCCCTAATCCTCCTCTAACTCCTAACGCAGTAACATCGTCAGCTGAGAGAACATCTGTAGACTTCATATCTGCGGAACCAGGAACTGCACCCATCGAGTAGGTTCTTGCAGCCCCTGTTCCAGAGATACGAATAGTCATCAATGGAGTATCATACTGATTCAAGGCAGAAAGGTCATCTACGTTCTCAGCTGCCCGTAATGTGTATGTTATCTCAAACCTTACAGGTACATCAGTACCAACATAAGGCCTTTGGTAATAAGCTACCAATATGTATAACCCTTCTTTTGTTTCACCTGGAACATTGACAGAGATAGCCCCCTCCTCATGTACTAATGTCCCATACTTGTTCATGTAAACACCAGTAGGATTGGACATACTCCAATCCACTAATGTTTTTACTATCCCAGTCTTCTCATGTGATATTGAGAATCCTGTACTTGTCTTTACTATGGTATCAAACCCACAGTATATACCTGGATTAATAACTCCAAGCATGGCCTCTCTAAGTTCATAAGAAAGAACTAGGGCCCTATGGTCAGTAAATGTCTTTGCCATAATTATAAGTTTCTTGTATAAGGGAATTTATGTAATACAGTGATGTAATTCGTTTCTCTTGTTTTGATATATCTTCTCAACCTTGTTACCAATCCTCTTGGCAATGTAAACGTTATACCTAGCTTCACGTTTACTGGAGTAAGGTAATCTTCAATGACAGTTGCTAGATTCTCACGAAACTCTTCCGAATACCCCGTATAGTTATTCCCAGGTACTACAGTTATATTTATTTGCTCGATAGCACAATCTGTACAACCGTTCCTGTACGGGGAGTTATAGTCATACCTCAATCCCTCATTTCCCAAGTTCTCGTAAACTGTGTCATACCTTAATCCAATATCATACCTTGAAGTGGCTTTCCTGTAAGACTTATGATCTCCTGGCTTAACCATTAATCCAAATAAACCTAGGAACATGTTCAAGGCATTAATCGAACCTCTTGCTCTATGTATGTGTACTGCATAAGCCAGGTAATCTTTGTACTGTTCGTAAGTCTGGAAAGTCTCATACCTTACATCTCCCCATAGCCAAGCTATATAACGAAGTAATCCCAGGTGATCTACATCTGGGATTAAGTCAATATTTTGTGGGTCATTGAGATATTTTAACCCCTCAATCTTTGGGATTAATTTCTCATCAAGTTCATTCATGAAGGCTTCTGTAAACCTCTCTAAAGGTCCAGCATCCTTCATGTTCTCAGCTACTTCTTTATTCTTTATTACCGGTGGGTAATTGGGGTCATTCTGATCATTTTGTTTGAACCCACTTGGTAAATTCTCCATAAACCAATTCAGCTTGTGGAGGATATTATCCCTAGATAGTTTCATTAGTGTATTCGTTTATGGTTAAACTGATATTCTCAACCTTAAGAACGGGGACTGAGTTATCTGATACTGGGATATCTATGTTGTTGGTGTAGGTTTGGAACTCCCAAGAATCTCCCTCCTGTATACCTAGATTGTTCAGTATCAATTTGAATACAAATACATCATACTCAAGTGTTACATACCCATCGGCCTCTGGTGTTACAGATACATTCTCAAACACTTTCACTTGAGCTCCATTCTTTGTGATTATGATATCCATGTTTGCTCTGTTGTTCTTAATCAATGATATGATTAAAGCCCAGTAAGCATTCTCAGTGGGTACGTATTTGTTGTTCTCTTTCTTGAAGTCAATGTATCCCGGGAAAGTGATTTGAGCTGCATTGGGATTCTCTGTGGTGATTGCCTTTCTCCCATAGGGTAACAGGTATAGCTCATCCAAAGTCAAGTGGTCTACAGCATCAAGGTTATCTACTAAGGCAATGATATCTGATGTGTATATTGGCCTATTGATATCAGAGTTGTTGTAACTGTATTCATTGACAAGAGCTGTCTCAACCAGTAGTTGTATACCCTGAGCTCTCTTACCATATTTCCCCCATACTGTTAAACTCAGGTAGATTTGGGTTTCACCAGCTGGGAAAGCTTGTACAGGTACTCCCAATACCTTTCTCATGTCTACATAATCTTCTAGCTCTCTCAATAAAAGCTCATTGGCTTCACCTCCTTTGTCTGGTGTGATATAGTAGGAAATCCCTGTTTCACAACTAAAGTCAGCCCCTACCTTATCAACACCTGGACAAAGTTTAGCGATATCAATAAAATCCTTGAAAGTTACTGCTCTATCTAATGTCCTTAGAGAACAACCCAAATGTTCTCTCATGTCTTCAATGGTTTCTCTATCTGAACCACCTGTTGCAGCATTTGGGTTTGTTATATTCAAGGTATAATTTGTCAAAGCCCCAGAAGGTTCTACATTTGGAGTTCCCTTAAAGTCTGTGATAGTACCTGAATCAAGGTTACCATTTATCCCCTGCGTGATGTTATATGATAACTTGGCTTCAGCTCCTGCTCTTGGTATGGCTCCTCTAATCCCATCACCAAATTTAGCAACGAATAATCCCTCACTCACGTACTCCACTACAAATACCTGGTCATAAGGACTTGAGAATCCCAATGTCTCTACTAAATCCCATTGTTCTCCACCAATGTATATGGTACCTGAACCATCTGCATAGTTTGAAGGTAGTGGTAAAGTTGGATTCTTTCCTTCTGGTATTAAACCAAGGTTAGTATACTCATCTGGGTTAGTGGCACTCTTCACTGATTGTTCAAGGTCAAGTACCACTAAGTTAGAACCTTTTCTCATCACTACATCACCCATCTGCCTGAATGGTACTCCGTTAGAACCCAATAAGATGTTATCTCCTTTGAATATAATATCCTGTGTTGCCTCAGCTGGATTACCTTCTTGGTCTAGGAGTTGTACTGTTACCCTTACTGTTGATGGTATCCTTGCCTTTATTCTGTAATCAATTAACCTTGATAACTGAATCATAGATGAGATATGTTGAGCTGTGTAAACATATAACTCTCGTGCTGATACGTCTACATAGTAATTCAACAACTCAGTCAGAGCAGCCATATAATCTAGAATGATCATAAAGATATTGCTCTGACTATAATCTGTCATCTCTGGCAGTAAAGTTTTTACCCTATTCACTAGGGCTGTTTTAATGGTTCTGTATCCCCTATCAAGATACCCAACCCATGGATTCTCTAATTTCATAATGTATTTTGATTTAATGGTGTTACAAAACTTATATTGATGTTGATAGTCCCATCCTGTCTCCTACTATACTCAACCACATCTACCTCACACCTGTTCTCCAACTGAACTATCTTGTCTATCACTGTCTTTTTAATAAGAGCCTCTAACACTAGATCATCTGGCTCTTTTAAAGTCTGATACAAACCAGTCCCAAACCCAGGTTGATAAGGCCTTTTATTTAATGGGAACATCAATATATTATTTATTGAACTCCTCAATACCTGGTTAGTAGTTTTCAATTGTGGTCTTACCTCACCAGAGCTATTCTCTGTAAATGTTATTGGGAAACAGAGTCCCACTATATTTCTCGTTGACATACCTATTTATGTTTAGGGTGAGTTACTGTTGGGTCATTATATTCGCTTTCAGAAAATTCTGATATAGTACCAGTGTATGGTACTGTTGGTGCTGATGGTGAACCAGTACCAGCTGTAGGATGGGTATGAGTTTTGTAGTCATTGATAAGGGAAATTAATTCCTGTTGTAACTTGTTCAACCTTTCAGTTAAAGCCTCAATAGCTACTGCATCTCCACCTCCGCCATTCAGAATTATATTACCCTCTCCATTCATCTCTACGGTAGAAGATGTACCATCTTTCTCCACTTCAATTTTAAGAGTGGGTTCATCAAGGTTTATGTTTAAAGAAGTACTGGTCTTTTTGTCTTCATCCTTGAACTCAAAATCAAGGTTCCCCTTTAACTCATCTAGTTTAAATGAATTACCTTTTGGAGTAGTTATTTCAATATAACTATTTTCTTCGCTAGTATTTGATTTGGGCTGTTCATTTATTAATAATTCATACCCCATTGGAGTACGAAATCTATAAACTCTCTTTTGGAATTTTATTATCTCTTTCCCCTCTTCATCTTTCTCTGGAACGTAAGGCCCAAAACTCCATACTGGCATGTGGAAATCCCCATTGATAAACTCAATCAAAACAGTATCGCCAACGTTCGGTACTATGAAAGACCCATAGTTCTCTCCCATCCATTGGCCCTTTGGTAAAGCTTGAGCTCTAAGAATTCCCTTACTAATGGTAGGTACTGAAACAGAAATACGACCTCTACCAGAAGGATCGTTATTTCTAAATACTACTCCGGAATAAGTACCATAATACTTACCGTACCTCTCTAACCCTGTATTTAATATCTCACTTAATATACTCATATTATTCGTCTATTCCAGCTTGTTTTACATATTCATTTTGGAACTCAGGTGAGTTGGGTGTCATATAATTATCCCCAGTCTCACTTACCCATACAGTATCATCTGTGGGTGTATCATTGGGACCCATAGGAGTTTGACTTGCATCTTTAGACCAGTTCCTAGGATTAGAAGGACCAATGAAAATTTGTCGGTTATTAACACCGAATAACTGTTGGTCAAAGAATCTTCTTCTAAGGTCTTCAGGTTTATATGATGTGTACTCTCTAACTTGGTTCAACATGGTTGCAGTTGTTTCTTCAGCCTGTCTACATAACTCCATTGTAGTCTTATATCCACCTGATTCTGTTATGGAATGTCTTACTGCTTTTACGTAATAATCCCCGCTATCTCCACCCAATCCAGTTAACCTTACTACCATACCATCCATGATAGAGGGTTCTCCCTCAATGGTACAAGTAGCAGTAACACCTGCCATTGCTGATGCTCCTAATCTGTTTGCAGCTTCCCATATAGCATCATTATTTTCTTGGGTTTGGATATAACGTATTACACCAGAGAATTTCCTCACCCTACCAGTTTTATCATCTATTGGGTCATAAACATAAAATTTCTCATGTTTCACTCTCACTATCTCAGAATTAGGTAACCGAGCATTTGAACCCGCATTACCATGACTTGCTCCATAGCTCATCTGCTCCAGAACCTTCATAAAGGAAGATTTAGCCTTGTCAGAATCAACTACTGATGTAGTTACTCCTGATTGATCTCCACCCGTGTAATAGTATGGGTCTCCACTCTCTCCCAAGTAATACTGGTATAACTTCTCTATTCCGGCATATTTATGTAATTCCTTGGCAGTTGCATAGGCTTCATTGAATTTATCGTAATCTTCTTTTGAAATCTCCAAGCCATCAAGAGTATATTTCAGGTTCTGTTTCAATAACAAACCTTGACGAGTATTTATAACCATACCTTCTTTGATAAGGTCTGGAGTATTTTTGGTCTTATCACCTCCGAATACATCATTGGTCAAACCATAGATAGAATCAGTTTGTACGTAAACAGAAGATTTATTTTGAATTACTTTTGGGTTGTTGTTTATAACTCTATCCCAAATCTCTTCCATAGTTTTCAGGGCAGTGTTATATTGTACTACCCTACTAATATTCCTTAACGTGGAATCCTGTGATGATACCTCCTCTTTATCTTTTGATAATTCATCACCATCATATTTAATAGTACAACTGAGGATTGTGTTGTCGTCATTGTAGAAGTTGAATTGCCTTTTAGCTGATCCAAATATTCCCCTATCATGAATCATAAAGAGGTTCCCTCTTCTTGTAACATACCAAGGACCCTCTGGCATATATGACAGTATCTTATTGATTGTTGCCATTACTTTCTTAGCAGTGACATCAATAATCCTTGGAGTAAGTAAGAACTCTTTCAACTCATCTGGTAAGTCTATATCTGAAGCCTTTGGTTTGGATCCTTGTTGAGCTTCCTCTAGTATAGAATTATCTCTAAATGGTCCTATATAAATCGGAGCATCATTACCCGTAATGGGAGAAGGTAGTAGATATTTGACTACGTTGTACGAGTTCCATGAAAAAGTAGGGGGAATATACCCATTACCGGCTTTCACTCTACTATACCTATACCCCACTTTGCCCCTACATGTAATTATTAATTCAAGGCTATCTCCCATTAACCCAATAATGAATTCTAGTGGAGATTGAGAAATTGTCTTACTCTCATTCTCCTCTTGAGAACCTTCTTCATCTGGTATCTCTACATCTATTGGGGAATCGTCATCCACTGAAAGTGAGTCGAGTGGAGATGCTAAGGATGTCAATGATATAGTAGTAGATAATCCTTTCTCGGTATATTTTCTCTCTACATCCTTGATAACATAAGGAATAACATCTGACATAGTTCCATCAGTATACCCAAATGACATACTCACTAATCCTTCGTATACAAATCCCCACGAGTGCATCAGTTGAACATTCCTTGATTCAAAGGTAAGTTCTATATCATCTTTACCATCATCTTTCCATTTACAATCAAATTGGGTCAGACGAATATCTGACCCATCAGGGCATATCTCCATACCTGTTGGAGTGGTTAATATGACAGTTGGTATCCTAGTTCCCATAGTTCATAGTTTGTAGATCATCCTTATTTGGAAATACTAACTCTACTCCCACTGGCAATTCCAATGGGTTAATGAATTTATCCCTATTGTAGGCAGCAACTATAAACCAAAGGTTATGATTACCATAATACTTTAGAGATATATCTTTCAATGATTCACCATCTATTACTGTATGGTATATTGGGTCTACCATATCATATACTGGTAAGAAAGAGATTAAAGCATCTCTCTCGTTAGTACTGGCATCCCTGTATACTCTGGCTACGTCATATAAGTGTGTGTTCAGGTTCATCTTTGTGTCGTGTTAATTACCTTGTATTGGATATCTTTCCAGGTAGGATTGAATTTAGATACCCTTTGTAAGGTAATAGTTTGTACAATATGTAAAGGAACTATCTTACTCTCCCCCGCAACTCCCGTGAATTGTCTGATAACATAAGGTGCTGATGTAATTACGTAATCCACATCCTCTACTCCAAGTACCCCAATCAAGTTAATTACTGGGGGTTGTTTCTTGTATCCATCAGCCTTGGAATAAGATTCTATCTTCTTGCATAGAGAGAATACCCCAGTGTAATCTCCTTTTGTGGAATACCAATCTATATCAAATGATAGTGTATCCTTGCCACCCAAATATTGTAGGGGTGGAGAGTTTCTTCCGAAAGCGTTTATGTTTACCCAAGTAGATTCTGGTTTGAAATCCATACCAGTTGGAATGAATGGAAGTTCTATCTTATCGAAAGAATCTCCCTTATCCAAATTATAGAATGCAAGGATATACAATTTCCTACCTGTTACTGCAAGCTGTTTATTCTGCTCATCTAGTGCTGTTTTAATGGTTGAAGCAGCATCTATATAAAACGTCATACCAGTTTTATTATACCCCTCATGGGCTTGCTCATAATTCCCATTATTGATTAGAGAAATTACTTTACTCTTATCTGTAGTGGGACCAATCTCCAACGGGGTTTTAGTATTTATTCGTTGGTCTCGGTTTCTTATAGCCCTTGCTGATACTTCTGGAATACCACCTGCTTTGGGTCTTAACTCAGACCTCCGATATGGAAATCCAGTCTTTACATAGGCATATCCTAAATCTTTAGTAGAACTATCTAAATCTCCCACTAAGGTTTGAGTACCGAAAGAAAGACCTAGTTGACCTAAAACTCTCCCAGCTACTCCACCTGGCATTTGTACTGACTTTAATAGATAAGACCTAGCTACATCTATGGTCTTTACAGCCGTTGGTCTAAATTCAAATCCTAATTTTGCCATAGTATCACCTCCTATAATTCTTCGTTTATGGTTTTGTTAACCATCATCTGAACATCTGATCTGATAGCCCTTCTTATTGTATCAGCCCCAATGGTTAAGTTTAAGTTAATAACTGGGTTTTGGTTATCTTTACCTAAAGATGATACCTCATTAGGAGATACATCCGTACCCATCTTATTGGATATCTCGTTCAAACCATACAGGTTTTTAACTGCACTTCCAGTCATAGCGGCTTTCATTGCTTCTGCCTCGTATGACCTCATGGTATCTTGGTTATTCCTTAACCATTGTTGAGCTACCCTTAAGTTGTTGTTATCTCTAACAACATCTTCTGCATTCTTAGCAGTTGCCTGTCTTAACAATTCAGTTTGTTTTTTATCCTCTGCATTCTTGTCAGAGAAGAAACTCCACAAAGACATACCTATCGAAGCTACTAGGGTTATAATCATACCTACTGGTCCAGTTAGAAAACCAAGTACTCTACCTAATATCCCACCTATCCTGGTTATCCAAGGTAATGCTTTACTAAACCATCCACCAATTTTACCTAACCAGGGTAGCCATGTTAATACTCTTGCCCATACTCCTGTTTTAGTTGCAGCCTTTGCAGCTTGTGCTGCCTTCTCTGCTTTGGTTGTACCTGGAGAAGAACCGAACCAAGATACTCCCCAACCCTTAGCTATCTCTTTCTCAGTAGCTGGTCTATAATACTCGGGTGTATATTGTCTTCTAAATGACCTTGCAGCATCACGAGTGTCAAATACCTTGTTTCCCATTTGAGGGTTATAGATAACCCATTGCCCATTTATTTTCTGAGGTGCAGACCATGGGTTTTTACCTTTCATTGATTTTACATACCCAGACCATCCATCGGGTACTGTTTTCTTTCCCCTATAGTTTGTGAATACCATAGGTCCCATACCCATACCTCCTGCTCCCATTGCCATTGAACCAGCTACTCCTTGAGCTTGATAAGCTCTGGTTGTACCCATTACTGCAGCTGTTAACCCATTCTGAGCAGCTGTGGCTGAATATATAGTTTGGGTTAGGGCAGACATTATTGAATTCTGTTTTGTACCTCCAGCAATAGCCTCACCTGAAGCTATGGCAGATTTAGCTTTCAATACATCAAAAGCCATACCGGCTAACCTAACTGCCATTCTGGCTAATCTCCACCCTGTAACAACTAGGAAGGTTGGTCCTACAATAGATTTTATTATAGGTATGTTCATCAGATGAACTAACCCTCTTAATAACCCATTTATACCAGATAAGAAAAATTTTAGGGGAGGAGTGATAGAATCAGTGAATACAATACCCAAGTGTTTCACAACAGTTATGAATTGAAGGATGTGACCATATAAGGATTCCATTCTCATATCCATAATCTCTTGTGACTTACCAGCGGAATTATTCAACTGGTCTATAAATCCTTTTAACTGGTCTCCATCCCTTACCAGTAAAGTAGCAGCTCTCTTACCCCTAACTCCAAATAGGTTGTCAAGGATATTCTGACCAGCAATTGTACCAGTTCCCACTTTCTGCATGGCAGTTTGTAACTTCTCAAAGATAACAGGTAGTGATAATAACCTACCCTGTCTATCCATAAAGTCCTCAGTTTGTAAACCGAGTTGTTGTAATGCTTTTACCTGTCTATCTGTTGCCTGAGGTCCTAAAGCTCTTGCAAAATACCTCATGGCATTTTCCATTGCAACACCAGCCATAGAACCTTGTATACCGGCATTAGATAACAACATCAATCCAGCTGTCAACTCTTGTAATGGTATGTTCAGTGAGTTGGCAGTTGAACCAGCATATTTAATACCTTGGGCTAAGTCTACCAAGTTGGTATTCGCTTTAACTGTAGCTACTGTCAATACATCCGCTACTGAGGTAGCATGTTCTACTCCCAACTGGAAAGTCTTCATCACGTTGGTCATAATATCCGCAGTACCCAACTTCCCTTGTAAAGCAGAATCAGTTGCACCAGCTAAGTTTACGGCTGCAGGTATAGACCCCATAATCTCAGCATACTTCATACCAGCCATACCCATATACTTCATAGCATCTGCTACCTGATCTGAGTGGAATATGGTATTTTGACCTAAATCCATGGCCAACCTATCCATCTTCTGTAACTCGGCGTTAGTTGATTCAGTAACAGCTTGCACTGATACAAGGGTATATTTATATCTTGCTCCAGCCTCTATCACCCTACTTAGACCATACCAAGCAGAGCCCATAGCTACAGAAGTAAATCCCAACCCTCTATAGAATTGAGATTGAGCTGATGCTAAAGCAGCTAAGTTTTGTTTTAGGTATTGAGACTGTTGGTTAATACGTGAAGCGGGGCCTGAAAATTGGTCCCGCAACGCAACCGCAAGTCCTACTCCTAGGAGTGTTCCATTTGCAGCCATAATCTATTTCTTCTTAAATTGTTTTTCGATCTCCTTATTCTTAGCTTCCATTTCGTCAATGGCCTTATTCAATTTCTTTATCAAGCTTACCCTACGTTTTGAAGGCATCTTTAAAAAATCTTCAAAGGATCCTACATTAACATGGTTGACAGATAGGAATAGAAAGTCATTCTCTATGTCAACCGTGGAGATAAAAAATCCTCAATCTGAAGAAGAGGAATGTCCAGCTCTTCATCTGGTTTATAAGGATTAATTATGTGTGATGTCATTGATTGATTCCCATCGTCGAAATCAGCCATTACTTTTCTCAAGAAAGCCATATCTTTAGGGGAGAAATTCTTGAATGAATTTACGTTAACCCAAGTCTCTTTCTCACCATCGCTAATGAACTTCTGAGCTAACTCTCTACCTTTTAAGATTGAGTTTGAGTTGATGTCATCCCCAAGCTGAATAAGGTAGTGTTCTAAACGACCATCTGGGAATCTCATTCTGAACTCCTTACCTTGCATCTGGAAATAGATGTAGTGGTAGTCATGGAAATCCCCAGTTGCTGGGAATGGTTTAAATAGGTTTGGACTATACCCTTCTTCTTCTGTTGTGGGGAAAGGTTTTGAATAATCAAAAAGGTAAGTATTCAAATCCTCAAAGTAGGGAATTTGTTCTCCATCCTTTTCCCACTGATATTCAAATTTTAGCTCTTCCCCAAGTGAAAATACTCGAGATTGTAATAGAGCATAATATTTATCCGAAATCCTCATGTCAATGATGTCCTGAAGTTTCGGTTTTCCCTTATCAAACAAATCAGTAATGATGTTGCAAAGGAATGCGTTGATATGGTTACCCTCTTTGGTTAACCGAACACTGGAAAGGAGTTCTTCATCCTCACCATTTTGCATTCGGATAGTGCAAGGTAAACCACTTGGTAATAAAAATCTTAATGTGTTTTCCATATCTCTTTAAATTTATATTGGGTAATAGTATTTAAACAAGTAAACCCAGACCTAAGCCTGGGTTAATACTTGATGTATTAAATGATACCACCCGTTCCAGAGGGGCTTGAGTAATAGTCTACTGCAAACTCAATGGTTTCGATCACGTTATCAGAACTCATACGATCAAGTTCCAATCCATTGATCTTACATGGCCATATACCATCTACTATATGTTTCTCAGTAGTGATACCAAGCTCATCCACCAATTCAATAGTGGCACTGTCCTTTGCAGTATCTATAGGTAACCCAACTCCGAGCATAGCGTTTTGGATTGAATGAATCCAAATTCTCAATGCGTTATCATTCGCGTTATTAGGTTTCAACTTCTCGCAAACAAGGTTTGAGAAGTGAACCATACCAGGTGTCTTCACCGGAGAGTTAATCTCACCATGCTCAACTACATCAAGCTCGATATCTGGAAGAGTCACTCTCTGGAACTCAAATTCATTTCCTTTTAAGGAAGCGAAAGAAATCCTCCATTGGAACTTCTTTCTAGGGTTTGAAAAATTCGCCATATTGTTTTATGCTATTTCGATTCCTACTTCACCATCGCCTTGTACAAGCATGATGTTCAATGTTACTTCAATCATTGGTACAATCAACCAAAGTTTCAGATAAGCTTTGTACTTACCAATTTGTACATCGTTCTTTTGGTTAACTACCAGAGTATCCAGAGAACTTGCATCTTGGTCTCCTAAGTACTCATATTTCCAAAGAGCTCTGGAAGAAGTTCTTGCCAGGTTATCAAGGAACGGTCTGATTTGATTCCACATGTTCTTGAATGTCACGGTATCACAAGGTTCTTTCAGGTAAGAACGGTATACCGGTAACATGGTATTCTTGATGTAGAATACCAGGAACATAGTTGATACAAATGATAAGGCTGAGTTTGTCTTCTGAGAAGTGTAAGAAGATGTCCACTCGATTGCACCATCACGGTAAACCATTGCATTGATACCATGGTTTGCAAGAGTATTCAATTCTGAGATTCTCGCCGGAGTACCAAAGTTTTGTACTACTCCCAAAGCGTTCAATACCGTAGCACTCTGTTTTGATGCTGGGTCAAACCAAGCTCCTCGATTGTTGTGAGTCCATACTGTCAAACCGATTGTGTCAGCTATCTCATCCAACTCAATCTCAGTATCCGTTGCAGTGTCATAGTGACGAATACCTCCGGTAGAGATTTGAGCGTACTCAGTATCTCCAATTGCTTCATCTTTCTCAGTACAAGCATCTTCAGCTTTACCAGGTACTACCAACACAGAACCATAGTATACCATATCCTGTCTCAACGTTGCATAAGCAACACCAGCGGTATGGATAGCGTCTATTCTTGCACCAGGTACTGCAACAATCATTGAGTCTGATACAGTATCAAAAGCATGGAATCCATTGTCTGTACCATCTCCAATGAAGTCAGCGTCAACCACTGCTGCACCATCTGAACCACCAGTAAATGCAGTGGTTGCTGGTACTATGGCTATTGTTGCTTCAGCAGGTACTGTGGGTTCTGTTTCAGCTTTTGTGAATGTAGCGATTGAAGATAATTTATTCAAGTTATTCAAGAAGGTTTGTTTTGCCCATTCAACGTTCGGATCAGGAAGAGGTACTGCAGAATAACTCTCACTTAGGTCTGGGTTGTTAGGCCAAACAAGTTTCAAATCAAAAGCTTTCGGATTACCATTAGTTGAAGCAGATACCACTACCTGAATCCCATTGTAATCTGCTCCGGCATATTTGGGTTGTACCCTGAAAATCTCTGTCGGTGTTGCTGAACCATCTTTTGGAGTGATGTTCATCTTCACTGAAATAGCAGTGGCTTTCTTAGCCTCTACCTCTTCTGCAGTCTCACTCTGTCCGGCTCTATGAGTTATACGATTGATTCTCAACCGAGCTCCATAAGCCAACATTCTCTGTACGTAGATATGGAACTTATCCAATCCTTTCGTATCTACAGCGAACATGCTTTTTGGAGCGGCACCACCATAGAGAGCCTCAAATTGATTCATTGTGGAAATTAAGATTGAGGGATCATTGATAGGCCCTCTTCTCGTAACTCCACTTACACAAACTATCCCAGTGGCTGGTGTCGATGCCTGTTGGGTAAAGTCCTGTACGTTTACATTAACTACTGGAGTATTCATCTTTGACTTTTTAAGGGTTTATGATATTTAATTTTAGTATTGTCATTTACTTCACTTGGAAGTATAGATTTGATTCGTTTATTTGTACCAGGTCCATGAAAAGATTAACTTCCAATAGGGGGGATATCTTATCAGGATAGGTCTTAACTATAACCACATCCCAAGCATCTGGTATGTTATACCGGTATACATCCTCTTGACAGTTATTCTCTGGACTGGGGTACATATTGGAGGTTAATAATTCACAAAAGAAAGTTGGTAACTCTTCCGGTAACTCTATACCATCATATACCATTTTTGTTATCTTGTGGAATCCCCTCCTTGGTATAGCTTTAGCCAATATGGCATTCAGTATCCTACCTTGATCTATACTGTTATATACAAGGTGAATGTTCATTACATAATTAACCGGTTGTGGTGGTAGTTCATGTCTTCTGAAGTTACCATCAGTATCCAACGTATATTGGGTTCTTCCCCATTGACCAAATTCACCAGGAATACATTGTACTGTTCTTACTACCATCCTAGCAAATTTCTTCTCTCCCATTTCAACTGGGCTAAGGTTACTCAACACATCTATACAAAAACCTTTATCACTAACCACCCTCTCTTGAGCTTTGACATAATCTGCATACCCCTGTTTGGTTCTGGGGAATTTTGTGATATCAGGCATATAGCCATAATTCACTGCTTCTAGTCTTAAGTTCTCAACTAAAGTTCTCTCTATTAATGTTTGAGTAATTGATAAACTAGTTTCAGCCATTGGGATTATAATTTTTTAAATGCTCGAACTCTCTGAGCAATAGACCTGTTTAAATATTGGGCTAACCCTCTATTACCACCGAGTTTCTCGTATGTTCTACTAAAGAATGGTCTGGCTGGAGTTCTCCCAGTTCCACCCTCTAAAAACCTTGCATATTCATCTACTGTTACCTGGTTAGCATACACTTCAGAGATCATGGCATTAGGAGGAATTATATCACGTGGGGTATTCTTTAAGATACCAACCTGTACCAACCCATATCTACCACCTTGAATCTTTCTTATAGACCCTAGTAAGTTACCCATCATATAACCAGCATGATCTGCTCTTTGATCACTTACATAGGTTTTTTTCTTGGCAGCGTATAGGGGAGAGTTTTCATCTATATGTATCTCAGCTCCACCAGTCCTAATATACTTCTTAAGTTGGTGGTAATACTTATCTGCAAATGAAGATTGTCCCTCTCTGACAGCGTTGGCAATTTCTGGACCCATGTTCATAAAACGATCAAGGGTATTGAGATCTCCCAATACCCTAATCTCTAAACTCCCAAAGCCTAGATTCCTATTCGATATTTTCCTATAATTAGGATCTTCACGTGCCATTATATCTCAGTGTTTTCTTTCTCGGCTCTTTTTAATATTAATCGATAAAGAAGTGGGTTATCACCTGCTTGAGCAACTGGTTTATCTCCAGAAGGCCTGTACTTAATACCATCAAGGTAAAAATAATCCCTAACAGAATCCATATCCATTGCAAGATCTTCTTCTGTTTCTCCACGAGTGTACCCCAACTCTTTAAGGTATTTGAGGTTGATGTAAACTACCACGTGTTCTTCATCAAAAGTACCGGTAGTAGTCTCAGTATTTAGAGGCCAATTCTTTATGGTATCATACATCACGAGAACTTTTATCTCTCGTTGTTCCCATTTAGAATTGTCATCTGTATTCTCACCGAACTGATTCATTGAGAAAAGGTAGTGATACCAAGTCAACTTATTCCTGAAAGCATCATGTCGGAATTTGTTGATAATGTTCTTATACCTATTCCAATTCTTAATACCTACGTAAGCCATGGAACCTCCTCCTGTTTCCAGTGAATTTTTGTACTCTTGGGCCAGATACCTTGAACCTGTTGTTGTATAGGCTTCTGTCATCATCACAATAGGGTACCTTAATACCTATCCTACTTGCCATAGAACAGATTCCCTTAAACAACATATCCATCACAGAACCATTTTGCCCATTTGAAGACAATAAATCTTTCAATGCTGTAGAGGTAGAATAGAACTCTACCTTAGTTGGGCCAGTCTCAATACTTTTAATATTTCCCCCATCAGGTTCTGAATCTGGGTCTACCTCTGTTTCTTTGTTTGTATTACTGCTTCCTCCTATGAAAGCTATGAATGATCCCATAGCAGCCATCTGGAAAGCATCATATACTACTAACTTCGCGATTAATGAGTTACACATATCCTCGAAGTTTTCGCAACGTAACTCCTCTGGGATTGATTTGAAGCCTGGCCCCATAAACAATTCCCAGTATTTCTTTTTACCTTGTACCCACTTAGAATCAAGGGCTAGGTTACCAGGAACCTCAAGGTCTATGTATTCATTAATTGTCATAAATCTACTTCAATCCAAACTTGTTCTTTTCTTTCGATAGCCTCATTGATTCTCTTGTTCAACTCATCTGAGTATTTCCTTGAGTTAATCAACTGGCCTTTCTTCTTATTCTCTCCCACCAATATACACCCCAAAGTATCCTTGATAGTATTACCTGGATGTATCATGATACCTGTAAATTGCGGTACATTCTCCAAGTAAGGCATTACCCTTTTAAACTTAGAAGACATGGACATCACCACTTTATACTTACCAGCTGGGATAGCTGTTTCTCCATAGACCTTCTTTTCACTTTTCAGGTCTCTCACCTTATCCTCTAACGTATCAGAGAATTTCTCACCATCTACCATCAGAACTCCGATAGTATAGGTATCTTTTTTGTATAGCCTTTTAACTTCTAGCAACATTTTTGTATATATTATCTATGAACTCTGATCTTAATTGCTTGTAGAATATCTCTACGTTATTTTTAGCAACACGAGCACTATACCCGTCTTCGCAATATATTTGTTTCAACATTACTTCTTTCAATCTCTCTTTCCAATTCTCTGGGATAAAGAAGCTTAATGGAGAGCCTTTGAATTTAAAACTCAAGGCTCTCTCCCTATCATAAGCGACTATATTTGATGACAAAAGCTCAACTTTTTTCTCGACATCTTCTCTGTTATCTATGTGATTATCCCTGATAATTTGCTCCAAGTAATTCACAACCCTTAATTGGCTTTTAGCAAAGAACATGTCAGATAGGTCATCCACTTGCCTAGAAGAGATTTCATCTGATACTCCCCCTACTAAAGTTCTCAGTAACTGGGTGTGGCCTTGTAAAAGGTTTCCTTGGTCAATTAGAGTATTTCTCAACTCAGTTAGCTGGCCAAGATACTCCCTATTGAGAGCATCTGATTTTCTATTGTCCCTTATCATGTTAATGAACATCACTATAAATCCTATAAATAGGATTGCCATGGCAACTACCATGGCTGATCGTTCATCAATTAACTTTGACATATTACCAACAGCATCTACTGTCTGTTGTAATCCTTCTTGTGGTGACAGTTGTAAAATCATTTTAGTTTGGTTATTAAAAAGATTGGGAGGAGTAGAAAAACCAGGCTAAAACTCCTCCCAAGTGGTGTGTGAAAGAACTCAATTATAATTTTTAAAGTCTCGTATCGTTAACTGATCTGATTAAATCCTTGTTCTATAGAACAATTCTTTATTACTGAAAATTGGTCTTCATCATAATATACACTTAATAACCCCACGTAAAGTATGATTGTTTTACCATCTGTTTCAGTTAATTGATCCCATAGTCTTTCTATTGGAGCTTCAACACCACTTCGAGCACTACCTCCTGACCCCTGTGGATTTATAATAAATAATACTGGATAACCGTTAATCCATGTTCTATGGGCAGTTACACAGCCCCCTAAAATAGATTGAGTATTAGCACCTTCATTGTATAATATACTTACAAGAGCTATGGGGTCTTCTACATTCTCAAATACTAATTCTTTGTCTAATAGCTCTAACATCTCTATTGGGCCATCTATTAGGTTAGTGGAAACACCTGATCTATGATATACTGGTAAAGCTTGTAATATCCAATTATACAAGGTATCTTGAATATAAGAGGTTTGTCCTATATATGTAAATCTAAACCTAAAGTTATAGGATTTTACTGTCTGAGTAACTGTAACAGTGATAGTTTGTTCTGAGTCAAATCCAGGTAATAAAGCCCTTATAGTATAATTACCTGGATTTGACATTACACTTTTTTGTATACCTAAGATAGTACCTGAGCCATCTACGTTAAAGTTTAATCTTCCCAGATTACTAAAGGTGTGGATATATTCAATCTCATTTATAGTGAATTTATATCCAGTTGCACCTCCTCCCCTTATACTGGAATCTAATGATCTGTTCACGTAAAAATAAATCCAATCTCCACTAAGAGTATCTAAATCTACCTCAATAGTTGTAGCTTTAGTACCATTCGGTTTAACCCTGTTATCTGTACAATCAAACCTATTGGTTATCATCCCAGGTGAGTTCGTTCCCCCACTACAGATGAATACTCCACTATGTTTCAGGCTATTAATAGGTAAGAACCCAACCCCCAAGCTACCTATCATATTCCCTATATACCTATTAAAAACAATTTTTTTCTCGGCATCTGTCAATTTCCTATTCCATAAGACAAAATCCTGTATATAACCACACCACCAGTCTTTTGGAGTACGGGTAGTTTGGAAACATCTTCCTAACCATATATTACCATCCCAACCTCTATCTCTATCATCATAATTCACATTACCTTTTTGAGCAGTGTTTGAGTATATACCATGTCTATACCCATTTAAGTACATACCTCTGCCCTCAGGTGTACTATCAAACTCTAATAAGAGGTGCATCCATATATTTAAAGTTTGTTCCCATTGCCCATCACTTATACAGTGTGAACTACCTACATTGGGACTTACTTGGTTTTTTGGATATTGTTGAAATTGGAATCCTTGAGATAAATCTCCATTCACTCTTGCTGCTACAGTGTAACCTAAACCCATAGAAATGTTACCAGATATAACCCCACCCAATAAACCATTTCTCGTAGTTTCTTCGGTAACCACTTGTGGATTTATAAGTACTGATATAGTAAATGGTCCCACTACTTTGGCTGCGGCATTCAAGGCTACAGCGAATTGTGATGCACATGCTAATGCTTTTCTACCATCTATACCCACTGTATAGGATATTGTTCCAGTTGAACCTATTGGGTTATTACCATTACCAGAGTAATCTAATAAGTCATTGTTCAATGGCATCAATATGGTTGGATTTAAACCTATAATAGGATCATCTGGCCACACTTGTACCACCGTATTACCAGTGGTACATATTCCTATCTTCTTTATGGTTTTCTTTGCTCCTGTGGAATCTACTAACATCCCAGCTTTGAGCGATTGATTTGCTATCTTTATTCCCATAATCTTTTTATTTATTCTACTTCAAAATAGATGTTCCCTACTGTACCAGTTGTGGGTAAGGTAGTTACCACATTCAAATGATAACCATCCCACTTATCTGAATCAGCTGCTTTATCTGTTGCTGCAAGAGCTCCAACCTCAGAGGCTGTATATGTAGGTTTAGTTACAGCTTTAGCCCAACTATAAACATCAGAAGCTGGCATTGAAGTTGGGAAGTCAGTGATTTGAGATTTGGTAT